ACGCGATGCCCCGCGCAGGGAAGGTGCTGCCCAGCGGGTCCGCTGACGCGGCCTCCCAGCGTCCTGCGACCGCGTTATACTGGACCGCTGCGTACTCGGCGAGCGCAGGGTCCACCGGCTGCGCGGTCCACACGACCTCCTGTGCATCCCAGTCGTTCGCCCACTCGGAAGCAGCTTCGTCGTATATCAGGCGCTGTCGCGTGCGCAGGTCTTGCAGGTTGACGTCGGCCAGACCTTCCATAGCCGAGACCGCCCGCACCCGCGTCCAGCCCTGATAGCCCGGCGCAGTCGGGTCGCCCACGAACGCGCCGGGGTCGATCACCGCACCGGTGTCGTTGCGGTAGTAGGCCACAAAGCCGCTGCGCTCGTAGTCCGCCATGAACACGCCTTCGCCGGGGCGATAGCCCCAAGCAGGGTTGTGCCCGCGCGTGGCGAGGTCCGTGATCTGCTTCCACTCGGCTGCGACGAACGTCCCGGGCGTGCTGCGCGACACGCGGCACTCCCAGATCTGGCTTGCCGCGGTCTGGTTCGGGTCGTCGCCGGGCGCGGCTGGCACGTAGACCTGATCGCCGAGGGCATAGCCGTCGGGCCGGGTCGGGTCGTAGGGCCGAACGCGCAGCATGACCTCGTTGTTCAGCGGGCGCGAGATCGGCGTCCAGCCGTCGGCCGGGTCGAACGTCGGCGCAGGAAAGATGGACGCGCCGCTCGTGTTCTGCCAGATCGCGTACCACGTTCCGGCTTCGCGCGCCGGGAACGAGGTGTCGTCGTAGTAGCACAGTTCGCCCGGTTCCCACGTGATGCCGGGATCCCAGAACGGGATGCTGACGCGGGTTTCACCGACCGGGATGGCGATGATGCCCCAGAAGCGATAGTCCGGCAGCGGCGGCGCCGCGAAGCGCACGAGCGACGCATCCGGGTTGCCGGGGTCGATGATGATGTCATAGTCGGTGTAGGCTTCCTGCCGCGTGGCGTCGAGGAACACGCTCAGGCTGGCGGCGTCGGTCGCGAAGACCGGGTTGCTGTCCACCGTGATCGGGAAGTCCGTGCGCACCCCGTCGAACAGGGTCTCGAGGTTGTCCAGCTTCGCCGCGGTTCCGGGGATCACCACCTCGGTCGATTGCTGCGGGGTCCACACCTCGAGGATGTCGCCCGCCGTCGCTGCCGCCGCGAGCGTCAGCGTCGTGCCGTCTGTCGCGGTGAAGTCCGTGTTGCTGATCAGGTTCGTGCCGTTCAGGAACACATCGGTCTGGTCGCTGCCGCCGGTGTTCGGCTCGTAGGCCAGATCGTTGCCACGCAGGTCCACCCCGGTGAACTCCGTCTGCCCATCCGCGGCCGAGAAGTAGAACTTGTTGTAGCCGACCACCTTGCGCACCGGCTGGTAGGGCGCAGGCTTCCACGGCAGCGCGACCCCGACGAAGTTCTCGAGATCGTCCACCGTAGCGTGAAACTTCGTCGGCATGAGGATGGCTTGGATGCTGCCCGCCGGGTCCGACCACGCGACATCGTTCTCCGACAGGCGCTCGACCCGCCCGCGCACGGACGACACGGCGTAGAGCCTGCCGACCTCCCACGCCGAGCCGTTCGGCAGGATGACGCGCGGGTCGAGGTTCGGAACTTCACCCGACGTCTGAAGGATCGCCCGGTCGGGGCTCAGGACGTCGCGCACGACCGCGATGGCGATTTCGTCGTTCCACCGGTTGTCAGCCTTGATCCAGCGCCCCGCCGCATAGCTGAAGGCCACCGGCGTGCCGACCCACTCGAACTGGTGGTCGATCTGGTAGATTTCCCAGATCGCACCGGTCACGTTCGACAGATCGGTCGCGCCGACCTCGGTCCACCGGCTCGGGTCAAGGTGCGGATCGACGGTCGAGGGCGCGCGGGGGAACCCTTCGATCTGGATGTAGAGCGACTGGATGCCCTGCGCCGCCGAAGACCGCCACGTGACCGCGTCCAGCGAGCAGTATTCCTGACCGGGCTGCCACGTGCCCCGGATGTTGATGGCTTCGCCTGCCGGGCCCTCGGGCCCCGGCAGACCGGTCAGCCCGCGCGGCCCGCGGGCGCCGTCATGAACTACGACGAGCCGCTGGTTGTCCGGGCCGATGGTGGCGGTGAATATGCTCATCAGTCGCTCACTTCCACGTCAGAGTTGAACAGGCGCGTGGGGCTGCCGCCGACCGGAGCGGTGGTGCCGATGAACACGATCTCGCAGTACGCAACGACGTTCCACTGCGGGAACAACTGGGTCTGTGCAGCCGTCGCGGAGAAGTTCACTGTGATCGGAACCTCGTCCAGCAGCGGCACCGGGTTGACCACCGGCGTGGCGGTCAGGGTCAGATAGACCGTCGCGTTGTCGTCTTGCGTTTCACGGAACACGAGCCTCGCCTCGTAGTCGCTGGGGGTCTCGGCAACCTCTACGAAGCTGCTCGACAGTCCGACGTCCATGGTGAACACGTCGCCGCGGATCAGGCAGAAATCGTAGCGATCTGTGCACGTGTTGGCCATGAACGTGTTACCCCGCCGTGTTTGCCGTATCGCGGCCGCGAGTACCGGTCTCGTCGCGCCGGCGGCGCTTGACCTGTAGGTTGGCCTCTTCGACTGCCTGCTGCATCTCGCCCTCGTAGCGCGCAGCGTCCTCGTAGTTCTTCATGAACAGCGTCGCCTGCTGCAAGACCGCTTTCTCGACCGCACGCGAAAACTGCTCGGTCAGCACACTGGTCTGCTGCGCCGGGCCGAGACGCGCGGGCCGGATGTTGGCCGTGACCTGCGCGTCGTAGTCCCGGCCCGGGCGCGGGAAGAACTCGTAGGTCAGGATGTCGTTGCTCTCGGCGTAGTAGCGCGGCCGGGCGGGTCGCGCCTGCGCGTACATCATGCGCATTGCCTCGATGCCGCGCCGCGCCAGCGGCGTGACGCCGGGCCCGGTGCGGTACAGCAGGTCGATGGCGCGCACCTCCATGACCTGCGGGTCTTCGGCGCGCAGGTCCAGCACCGGGCTGCCCGGCCCGATGGTCGTAGGCGACAGCGCCGCGCGAAACAGATCGTGGTCGAGGACAAGCATGAGCATGTCCTCGGCCTGCCCTATCAGCGCGGGCATCTCGTCGATGAGCGTTCGGTTCTGCGCGTAGAGCCAGATCGGCACTCGGCGGACCAACTCGTCGTACGTGATGTTCATGTCAGAACCCCAAGCGCGGTGCGCGCCCCTCTTGGATGGACAGCTTGATCTCGCGGTCGGAGATCTTGAGGTCCTGCGCCGACAGGTCCTGCGGGTCCTGCGGGCGCGCGTTGTCGATTGGGGACGGATCGTCCAGCGTCCCGAGGTTCTTCACGTCTTGCGGGTGGTAGGTGCCGAAACCGGGCGTGATGTCCGCGAACTCGCGGCTCGTAGGACCTTGGCGGCGATCTTCGACGTAGTCTTCGGCGTAACGCACCATGCCGCTGGCGCTGTCCGTGCGCCAGCCTTTGCCCTTCCGGGCCCGAACTTTCGACGGGCGGCAGGCGCCGCTGAGAACTCGACCGGTCATCTGCGCTGTATCCTGAACCTGTAGCGGTGGCGCGACCGGTCGGCGTTCTGCGCGATGAGGTTGGCCTCGTCAGCTTCCGACTTGAGCCGCATGATCAGGTTTTCGTCGTAGGTTCCATCATCCCGCACGCGCTTGCGCGCGAGTTCCAGCGCCACGCCGCAGACAAGCGCCTCGAGCCACCGACCGGGCGCGTCCACCTCGTTGCTGTACGTGTCGAAGGCTGCCGGGCGCGCGACGTACCAGACCTCGAGCGTCTCGACCACGTTCGGGCGACCGATCGGGAAGACGTAGAGTTCGGGCGCACCCTGCGTCCGGTTCAGGTAGTATTGCGCGGGCTGCCCCGCGACCATCTTGTTCGTAAGCTGCGCGTACTCCTGCGGCCCGATGCGGCGCATGATGCTCTCGCTGCCGACCGAGCCGATGGGCGCACGCGGGTTCTGTGCGTTCACCTGAAGTACGTCGTCCACCTCTTTGGGGAGGCGAACCACGGGCGTCTGCCCGATGCCCACGGTCGTGCTGGCGATGCGCCACGTGTTGTAGCGCAACGCCGCCCACCGCTCGAGGATGATGCGCAGCGCGCGCCGAACCTTCACGATGTCTTCGGCCGTTGCGGTCTCGCCGCCCGCGCGCTGCACCGCGTCGTCGCAGAGGTCGCTGAAGTCGAACCCGGTGGTCTCCATCGACGCCCCCTATCGCGCGTTGGTTTCCTGCGTGATAGCTGCCTGTGTATATGCGTATGCAGGGCGAACCGAGTTTGAAGGCTGCACAAAGACCCCCGGCGCGGAAGGCTCGATGAAGATGCTTTCGCCTGACGATAGGGCCTTCGCGTCTCCAACGTCGTCCGTGCCGAGAGGCGGGGTGGCGGCGATAAGCACGTAAAACCCCGCGCCGCGCGCAGACAGCCGCGTTCCGCCGGTTTCCTGCGCAACCGCGGTCCACTCACCGACTGGGCAAGTCGTAACTGGCATGGCGTCAGTACCACCCGTTCTCTGCGGGCGTCACGAGCAGCGACATGATCGCGGTCTCGGTGGCCGTGCCGCTGGTGATCGTGACCTCGAGCGGCCGGTCTTCCGACAGCGGCACCCAGACCGGGGCGTCCAGTGCCACCTTGGCGGCGGCGTTCAGCGGCAGCGCCGCGGCGAGCGTGACCGCCCCCAACCCGTTGTAGGCGGGCAGGACCAGTGCAGCCGTGCCAGTGGACAGCGCCACGTGGTTGACGATCTCGTGGGCCCACACGCCGCGCGTGAGCGTGCCGAGCGGCTGCGCCGCCGTGATGCCGGCGTCGGCTTGCAGCAGGATCGACGCTTGGTACGTGGCGGACAGGCGACGGCCATAGCCCGCGGGCCCGGTCTCCAAGGGCATGCCGAGGTAGGTGACGTCGTACGCTTGGTGCGTGTAGCGTTTGCGGGGATCGTCGCGGTTGACGGGAACTTGGGACATGAACGTCTCCTACGTGCGCTTGGGTGGGGCAAAACCCCGGTTCCGGCGGCTCATTCCGCCGTGGCCGTGCCTGCACATTACACAAGAAGAAGGGCGCTGTCACCAGCGCCCTTCATGCCTTGGTCGGAACAAGTCTTACGGTGTGCCGGGCGCCCCGTAGATCGAGCGCGGGTCCATGCACGAAAAGGCGTACCGCTCGTAGGCGAGCACCTTCATGATCTGGTTGTCCATGCCGTCGCCCTCTTCGATGTCGAGAGGCGTCCGGTCCCAGTGCGTCATGCCCTCGGCGCAGTCCGTGACCAACCACCAAGCGCGCGGATCGCTCAGGTAGTTGTTGAGGCGATACCCGTCGGGGATGATCCCCATGGTGTGCATCGCCGCGACGTCGTTGTCGCCCGTGCCGACGCGACCGGTTGTGGTCTTCATCAGGCGCTCTGCCGTGAACTGCAAACCGTTCGGCACCACGAGGCGCTGGGGCTTGCAGTTGATGCGCAGACCGCGCTCGTCCACGAAGTCGGCGATCTGGATGGTCGCAGCTTCGAGGGACGTTTCGTTCAGGTCCGCGTTGGCGCCAGCCCGGTTCGAGAACGTGTCACCGTTCTTGAGCGGGTGCGCCGCGTTGACGACCGACACGCCGTCGCCCGTCTCGGACGTGGTGAACGTGGCGTCGGTGAAGGCCGCGGCGCGGACTTCCTTCGTCTGGACCATCGAACGCTTCAGGGCGCGCGAGTAGCGGGGCACGAGGTCGAAATACTGATCGTCCTCGACCGCCTCACGGGTGATGACGAAACCCAGTGCGTAGGCTTCCATCGTAACCCGGCCCTTCCACACGTCCGACGCTTCGTCGAACGTGACGGGTGCACCGGCCTCCTTGCCGGGTGCGAGGCCGAAGCCGCTTTCCATGACGTACTCTTCGTACGCTTTGCGCGAACTGCGCGTCGTGAAGATGTACCCGTACTGGGGCTCGTAGTCCTTGTATTCGAGCCCGAAGAACTCGATGATGCCCGGCCATAGGTGTTCGGCCAGTGCTGCGCGATTGATAGCGGCCATGCGTCTGACCTCCCTTATGCGACGTCTGCGGCGGTCGCGCTCTGCGCGATCACGGAGACTTCAAAGATGGGCTCGACCGACCCGAACGTGTTGTTCGGAAGATCCACGAGCCGCAGGATCCGAACGGGCCCGGCCGCGTTGGCCGCACCCAGCGAAACCGCGCTCATCCCGGTGTTCGGGTCGCCCGCGGCATAGGTCAGCAGATAGCGCGCGCCGATGCTGGCCTGCGTATACGTGGTGCCCGCCGCGCCGCGCACGTGGAACGTGCTGTGCGGCGGAAGCGAGACCGATGCGACGGGCTCGATCGGGCCGGCTGCGCCGGACCAATACTGCCCGAAAGCGATGTTGCGCGCGCCCATGACCGCCTTCGACGCCTTGTCGCGCCAGCCCTGAAAGACCCCGAGGATGGGGCCCGCAGCGATGGCGCCGGGCGTGTTGCCGGAGGCTTCTTCGACAAAGCCGGAACTCAGGACGACGACATCGCCGGTGAAGATCGTGTTGGTGTTCGCGGGGTCGATCGGAAATTCAGCGAGATTGCCGGTATAACCGTCCATCCCCTGAGACCGACCGCTCCGCAGCCCGAAACCTGCCATTACCAAGTCTCCTTCTGCATGGCTTTCTGTGCGTTATGCCCGACGTCGCGAACGACCCCGGACCCTCGGTCTTCGTAGCTGGTCGGAAGTTCAACCCCTCCGCTAACCCCCTGAAGGCGGTTCGCAGCAGCCACGCTCTCCCGCCGCTGGCGCGCGTAGTGTGCTTCGCGCTGGCGGCAGAACTCTTCGGGGATCTTCGCGAGAACCAGCCCGCCGTGGCGTGCCAGCCCATCGCCCCGTTCGTCTTCATCGACGATCAGGCCGAGATCCTCTGCTTCGGACGTGCGGACAAAGACATATCCCTCGCGCCGAGCCATGGTCATGTTGCGGTTGTCGCGCACGCCGTTCACTTCTTCGCGGATCCAGCGGTAGCGATAGCCGTCAATTTCGTCGGGGGTTTCGAGTTGGGCGACCGGGCTCCACCGGTCAACCGAGGGAGACAGCAGCTTGCTGGTCTCCTTTGCACGGGTGGTCTCTTTTTGCCGCGTGGGGGTGCCGCGGGCGATCTTGCCGTCTTCGGTCACTGCATGACCCTCCCTCGTGCTGGATCGGCGGACAGGAAGCCTTTCTCGACGGCTTTCTGGCGGGCTTTGTCCCACGCTTCCGGGCTCAGGCCGAAAGCGTCCATGGACCTCTGGATGTCGCGGTCGTAGCGCCGCGGGCTGTTGGTCTGCTGCCCGCCTTCGCCGCGAGCCGAGGCCGAAGCCGGGGCGCCGGAGAAGCGGTTCGGGAAGCGGGTGCGCATGGCAGCGTCGATGGCGTTGAAATACTCCTTCGACCCGACCGTGTATTGGCCGGCCTGCCGGATGCTGGCGTCGATCTCGTGGCTGACGCGGGTCATCTCGGGGTCCACGCCGTACCAGCTTGCGTGCCGGTTCTTCCAGTCCTGCAAGTTGGTCGTGTCCAGTTGCGGCTGGGCGGTTGCGCTCTCGCGCCGCTGGCCACCGTCGCGCCGCTCGCTCTGCTGGATCTGCTGCTTGAAGGCGTCGCGGTCTGCGCGCTTGCGCTCCGCGGCTGCCGCGCTGTCGGCCAGCGCGCGCTGGGCCTTGGCGATCGTGAGCGGGTCGCCGCTTTCCAGCGCCTCGGACAGCGCCGTCTCGGCCGAGTTGACCGCCGCCTCGGCTTCGGAGACGCTGCGCTCGACTTGTGCGGTGGCCTGCGCGATCTGGCTCTGCTGCGCGGCGCTCTGGCTCTGCTCGCGCATAGTGCGCAGGGTCTGGTCAAGCTGGTTGACCCGCGCTTCGAGCGCGCGCTCGCGCTCGCTCATCTGGGGCATCTCGCCCCCGCCGCCGCCGCCCTCGTTGGGCTGCTCACGAAGTAGTACGAACTTACTGCGCAGCATCGTGAGCCTCCTTCTCGATCTGCCAGCGGTCAACCACCGCTATGATGTCAGTGTCTACAAGAAAAGCGAGTTCTTGTCCATTTGAGAGACGAAACGCCTTACCTGTGTATTTGCCGAACAGGACCCGGTCTCCGCGCGAGCACCACGCGCCGTTCGGGAAGCGCGCGTCTTGGGGGTTGTAGGCCACGTCGCCAGTGTCGATGATGATGCCCTGCGGCGAAGCCTTCGTCTTCTGCTCGCGGTACATATCCTCCATGATCAGACCGCCTTCGGTCGTGTCGGGCAGTGCTACGATGAGCACCATGATGTTCCAGCCTGCCGGGCGGGGGACGTTCCCGGTGTAGGACATGAACTGCTCGATCTGAGCCTTGATCTGGTCGGGGGTGACGAAATCATCGGTGTCTGTGACGTGCACGGTTCTGGCCGGCGCGGGGGCGCCGATCTTACCGTAGGTTTTGGGTATGAGTAGAGACATCAGTCCTCCAAGGGTTTAGACAGGGGTTGCTGTTTTTCAGTCGTATATCGCCACTACAGTGGCTGTGGTGGCTGGGCCCACGCGCTTGGCCTGTAGCGCCGGCAAAAAGCCAAGCACCACCCCGTCGTAGACGACGTACGTGTCTTGCCCCGGCGGCATTATGTCGAGCCTCGCGCCGCCCGCGATCGAAGTAACCTGCACGGCGCGCGCCACTTCCGGCAGGTCTGCGTCTGCGGGCGTAATAGCCTCGGCCCTGCGCCCGAACATGAGCGGGTTAGCGTATCGCGCGTACTTATCAATATCAGCCATGCTAGTGTTCCTCGGGGTTTTACTCGGCTGCGAGCCGAAGAGTTTTGTGCTTTTTCTCGGCACGGTCGATGATGGCGTCGAAGCCGGGTTGGTCGCGCATGTCCTCGATCCGTCGGATGCGGCGCAGCACAGTGGACGGTACGACGTTCAGATCGCGCGCTAGCTGACGCATGCTCTGTCCGCCGATCACATGCGCGACGTACAGGTCGATGTTTTCCGACAGCTTGGGATCGCACTCGATGGACTTGACGACGATGCGGTATCCGATGCCCCACATCGTTTCGATTTCGTATCGCGATCCCTCGATCTTTTTGCGCATATGGCAAATCTGCACCTTCAGATTGCTGTCGCTGATGTCGTCGTCGTCACGATCCGCCTCGAGGCGCAGGATCAGCGCGTCCTTGGTGATCTCGGCTCCGTGCGCTGACGCGATGATTAGCCAGATGCGGGCCTGCCGCGACGTGAACCCGAACTCGCGCATGACATCAATCTGGCGCTTGGGATCACTGCCAGTTAGTATTTCGATACGTTCGGTCAGATCCTCGACTGACGACACGTCGATGCCGGAGCGGATGGTATCGCCCCGACATTCCAGCACAGCATTCAGCAGCAGGCTGACGATCTGCTTGGCTGACCGCGCAGGCCAGCCTTTTTCTGCCTCGATGTCCGTCAACGACTTTTCCGTGATGATGACATCATGCAGCACGCGGAACAGGGACGGCGCCAGCTGGAACTGGTTGGGCGCGCGGCTGAACTGGTACGCGGCCATCACCTGCATATCGGTCAGAAAGCCGCGCTTTTGCATGAGAATGATCGTCCGCACCCGGCTAGCCCGCCATAAATCGCTTGATGATCCGCTTCACCTTGTGCTCGGCGTAGCGGCTGATTTCCGCAGCCCGGAACGCAGCCGCGTATTCGTGATACGTCGGAAACTGCGTCCCGAGAAGGGCCTCTTCGTGCCTTTGCACCTCTTGGTGCAGGAAGGCTTCGATCTCGCGCACCATCGCGTCCTTGTTGGGCGCGTTCAGGAGTGCGACTTTGGTATCATGAGGCGGCATGCTTGCTCGCTTTCCGCCGCGCAGCCGCATCGGCAGCCTTGGTGTGCTTCACGAACCGCTGCGCCGTGGCCTGCGGGATGCCGACCTTGGACTTCCCCTTGGCCGCTGCGAACATGGCCCGGCGCTGCCGCTCACTGACCGCCGGCATCAGCTTTCGGCCTTCTTGGTGGTGCGCTTCGCCTTGGGCTCCGGCTCGGGCGTGGGCTCGGGCGTGGGCTCCGGCTCGGGTGTGGGCTCCGGCTCGGGCGTGATCTCGTCCACGATGACGCTTGTGGCCTTCGTGCCCGTGATCTTGGTCAGCACGGTGCGATCCGCGCCGGGGGCCGCGGGGTCGATGCCGAGGTGTGCGTAGAGTTTGGATCGTGCCATCAGCGTGCGCTCCTGTTGGGGTTGGGGTTGGGGTTGTTGTTCTGCGTCGGGGCTCCGCGTGGCGCGTTTCCTCGAAGCCCGGCAATCAAGAGGCTTGTCGCATTGTCTTCCCGGTTGTTCAGCGTGGCGGTCTCGTTGTCGCCCTTCTTCTGGCGGCTCTCCATGGCTTCCTTGGCCAGCGTGGTCTCACTGCGGATGCGTTCGACCGCCACCTTGTTCTCGGCGCGGATCTGCTCGATCTGGACCTTGATGTCCTCTTCGGTCGGACCGGCACGCATCTGCTCGATCTGCGCCATGGTCTCGGCGATCATCGGGGCGATCTGGTACTCGACCTCGGGCGGGATGCCCTCGGCGAAGGCTTCCATCGGGATGCCCATGGCTGCCGCGACCTGCACCGCCATGTCGAGCGCGAAGTGCTCGGTGATGTGCGCGGCCAGCGCCGCCATCGCCATCTCGCCATCCTCGGCCGACACCGGCGCCGTCTGCAAGCCCTTGAGGCTCGCCATGTGCGCGTCGATGTGCGCGGCGTGGTTCTGGGCCGGGCCCGCCACAATCGGGACGCGCTTCAGTGCGCGCGTGTATTCGGTCAGCGGGTCCGCCGGCTTGGCCTCTTGGGGCTCCGGCAGCAGCAGGTGGTCGATGTCGCTCGCGCCGATAGCGTTCAGGAAGTCGATCAGCGCCGCGCGCTTGTCCATGACATCCGGGTTGGCCGTCGCCGTATCCAGCTTGACCTGCGCCTCCATCATGCGGCGGGCGCGGCTGATCTGCGACGGGTCCATCGCGGGCAGCAGCTTGGTCAGGATCAGGTCTTCGGGCTGAAGCGCGCTGTTCTGCCCGAAGGGCACCGTCTGGTTGCCGAAGATCTCCCGCATGCGCTGGTGGATCAGGGTCAGTTCGGTCTTGTTGGCCTTGTAGAGCCGACGGTGCACCGCGCTCTGGAACTTGGTCTGCTCGTCGTACGCCGCCATGGCAGGACCGGGCGCGACCGACGGGCCCATCATGGACGTCAGGTCCGCGGTAGCGATGCCGCCCAGTTCCTTGCCGTTGACCTCCATGCGGTCCATGAGGGACATGAGACCTTGGTCCGGGCCCTTGAACGGGTGCAGCATGAGGCTGTCCGAGATCGGCCCTGCGGCGGGGCTGTCCACGTCCACGAACGACCCCGGAATGACGCGGGTGTTGTCGTCGCGGATCGACATGGTGGACTTCTTGAAGCCCGCCGGGTGGTTCGCCAGATAGGCCGCGTCCAGCCCCGCCCGCTGCCCGTCGCGCAGCGCCTCGGTCTGGTTCGCCAGCAGCGCGCCCAGCCCGAGGGCGAAGATCGAAGACTTGCCGGGGTGGTACGGGTAGGCGACGAAGTGCTCGATGCGCCGCTCTTCGGGGTCGCCGTCCACCCAGTTGCGACGGATCGCCAGCACCTGCCCGTTGGCCTTGGCCGTAGTGATCACGTAGGGGCGCGACAGGCCCTGCGGATGCGGGTCGTCCTCGAGGAACAGGTTCGCGTGCGTCTCGTACAGCGTGTACGCCTCGTCGCCGTTCAAGTGCGCGTCGCTGATCCCTTGGATGATGTCGCGCTGCCGGGTGACGGCGTCCTGATCGGCGGTGTCGCCGGTGGCCATATCGACGACCCGATAGATGCCGTTGACCATGTACCGGACGAGGTCTGAGGCGTTGACCCGCATACGGTGCGTGATGCGCCCGACCCGCGTGGACTTTGCGTCGTACGAAATGAACAGGTCTTCGAGCGGAACGTAGTCGGCCCGGACCGGCGCCGACGGCAAGGTCGGATCGACGTAGATCTTGCGGATGCCGACGCCCATGAGCCCGCAGTCGCGCAGGATGAGGTCCGTGTCTTCCTCGTAGCTGGGCAGCTTGCTGCCGAGGTAGTCGAGGTAGTACGCTTCGACGCGCTTGATGGCCTTCTCGATCGCACGCTCGGCGTCCCCGCGCTGCTCCTTGTCGAGCCCATCGAGGTCGAACGCGCACACCGCGGTGCAGACCTTTTCGGGCGGCAGCATCTCACTGAGGGCCGTGGATTGGAACCGGGTCAGCGCAGCCAGCAGCAGGGGGTGGTCCGACGTGTTGGCGCTCTCGTACTCGGTGTCGTCGCTGTCGCTCTCGGGCCCGATGCCCAGCAGCTTCATGGCGCGCGTGTTCTGCTCTTCCCATTCGCCGCGGCTCGACTTGTCCGCGTCGGCCTTCTGCGTGATGTATCCGCCGATCTCGTCCAGCTTCGCGCGATCCAAGGACAGCGCGAGGTTCGCGCCGTGCCCGACCGGGCCGGGCTTGACCTCGATCTGCTGCTCTTCGCCGACGATTATGTCGCCCGTCTCTTCATCGCGGCGGACAACGGTCTGCACGTTCATCAGTGGACCCTTCGCATGGTTGTACCATAGTAAGGCTTTTTCGGCCTCGTGAACAGGTTGGATTTAAGCGCCGGCGGCACGAGTTTCGTGGCTGCCCAGACCGCCCCGGCCGTCGCCATCACGAGGTCATCGTTGTGCCCTTCCATAGCCTCGGGCCGACCCGGTCCGCGCCACACGAACGCTCGGAACTCGCCCTCGAGTTCGCGCGTGCCGGGCGCGTCGCGTTCCAGCTTCAGATGGTGCGTCTCGATCTGGATGCGCAGGTTGTCGAGACCGGCCAGCCGCGGCATGACCATCTTCTTGGCCGCGGCGGTGTCGTCGTTCATGACCCCGATCGTCGTGTACCCGATGACCGGCGTCGAGCGGGACAGCTTCGACCGCAGGGCCTGCTCGTACCCGTACCCGACGCCGTTGGTCTCCACACAAAACACCGTGCCCATGGACGCCCCCTTGGATTGCAGGCCCTTGAGGTATCGGTTCAGCCGGAACATCTGCGCGAGCACATCCGCGTACTCGAGTTCTTGGTTCAGGCGCAGCGCCATCTTGATGCGCAGCATGTGCTCGACCGCGAAATCAGGGTCTTCGGGCTCGCCTTTCTGGTGCTCTTCCCGCGCGAGCAGGACCACGCCAGTGTAATCCTCGCCGTCCGCGGCCGGGTCCAGCGCGACGAAGTGCACGGGCGGGATCCGCAAGACGAACCCGCGATCTTTCAGGGTCACGCCCGTGTTGAACATGAACCGGGCCTTGTTGGCTTCGCTCTTCGTCGTATTGCTCACGGTAATACCTCAGTCGTAGAGGGTTCGGCGGACCCGGTCCGTGCGGTCGAGTGCTGCGACGAGGTCGTCCCGGTCGGGGGACGGGGCGAACTCGAGGCGGTCGATCGCTTCCGTGATCTCAAGGTTCTCGAGGTCGATGTCCTCGCCGCTGAACAGTGCGTTCAAGCTGTCGTAGCCGAAGAAGGCGCCCTCCGGCGACAGGAACTGCGCGAGGTATTCCTGCTTGAACCGCAGTTCGCCGAGCGTGATCAGTTCCGCAGCCAAGAAGTCCGCGCCGATGCGCGGACACTGGTGGTGCGTGACCTGCCGGTGCCAGAACGCTCCTGAAGACCGGCCCTCGACCGCTTCGTAGAAGAAGCCCGCCGGCCCGTTGGGCGACGAGATCATTTGCAGCGCCCCACCGGTTGCCGCCAGCGACGGAGTGATAACGGCCAGCAGTTCTTCGGCTGCGAAAGCAGCTTCGTCGAGGATGACGAGGTTGGGCGAGAAGCCCCGGCCTGCGTCGGGATTTTGACAGGGGATGGCAACCGCAGTGGCGCCGTTCGGTAGCGTGATCGACAGCTTGTTCGCTTCGAGCAGGTCACGTTTATCCCAGTGGTGGAGCACGGAATTGCGGATCTTCTCGATGAAGTATGCTGCCTGCCGCAGCGATTTGGAAGCGATCAATACCAACACGCCGGGGTTGTAGGTCATGAACCACGCCGCGAAGCCCGCTGTCACCGTGCTCTTGCCGGACTGCCGGCATGCCGCGATCGCGATGCGCGAGGTCTCCATGGACGCTTCGATATACTCGAGTTGCCACGGGTCCAGCTTGAAGCCGTTGGTGGTCTCGATGTATTGGACAGCCCCCATGGGTTTCGGGGCGCGCGTCGTGACCGCCGCGCGATTGAGGTTCTCGACTACCCGATCAACATGGAACTTGAACCTGTTGAACATTACTCTGCCGCGACGGCCTCCACTGCGGACTTCGTGAGCGCGTTGATCTGCCGCTGGATCTGGCGCACCTGCTCGTTCTTCGCAGCCGCGCTAAGGTTGCTCGCCCGGACCCGTTTCTGCAAGTTCCGCAGTTCGATGACCCGCCGCGAGACCTGCCCCAGCCCGGTCTTGGCTTGCAGCAGGCGGCGGTTCTCGTCGATGACCTCTTCGTAGAGCGCCTGATCGCCTGTCCGCTGCGCGAACCGCAGTGTGGCAGCGGCTTGGTCGGCCGCGCGCTTCATCTCGTAGAACTCCGAGGTGAACGCGGTGTTGGACGGGTCAGACTGCGCATAGACCGCGCGCTGGGCCCGGCTCAGGATCTCATCGACCGGGCGCAGCAGCCCCGGTACGTTCTGCCCGAGCACCCGGTTCGGCTGCGGCGTGCTGCCTGTGACCGCCGAGGACACGGCGTCTGCCATGGCGAGCACGTAGCCGCCCATGGGCCCCAGATAGCCGCGTGTCAGGGCCTCGGCCTGCACGGGAGACAGTTCGGTGTCCATGCCCATCATGGCGCCCAGAACGCGCGACAGCCCGCCGTACGCCGGCTGCGTGGACTTGAGCGCGTCGCTGGTCGTCTCACGGTATCGCTGCGCAGGCTCGAGATACTGCATGCCCAGACTTTCGATGGGCCGCCCCGTGAAGAAGGACTTGTTCATGCCGACTTCGACGATCGGTTTGAACGCCTGCGGGATCGGGTTCAGCGACAGCGTGCTGGACAGGCCGCGGGCGATCGCGCCGCGGGTCTCGTCGCCGCCGTCTTCGCCCGCCAAGCGGCGGTACACACGGGCCGGGACCGTGCCGAACAGCAGCCCGATCTCGAAGCCCTTCGGGAACCGGAACAGTTCGCCGTTCGGCCCGCGGAAATGGAAGTAGGCGTCCTTCTGCCACTCTTCGAGCGCCTCGTACTCGTCGTCGCCTGCCAGCGCCGCTTCGAGCAGCACCGCCACGGCGGCCATCATCGTGCCGCGCACGGCCATCTGCACGGCCAGCCTGCGCCGCATGGTCTCCTTGTTCGCGCCCGCGCCTGCGGCCTGCATGGCGAGGCGATCGAGGCCCTGCACCCGCGCGTTCAGGTACGGGATGGCCGAGACCGCGAGGCGCATGACCGTGTTGCTGCCGCGCGAGGCGTAGTTCGCCATGAAGGTGGCTTGGAACAGCGCCTCGTCCTTGTCGCCCGTCTCGGCCAGCACCCGGTCGTAGACCGTCCGGCGGTTGCCGAGTTCGGTCTTGCGCCCGAAGGTCTCCCACTGGTGCCACAGGTCCGTGACCGGTGCGAGCCGCCCCTTCGGCTTCTTGCCGAACCGCTCGGCGAGGATGCGGTCGAGCCGCTCGTAGTCGTAGAGCGACGCGCTGCCGACGTCCAGATAGCCGTCCTCGCCCTCGGCCCACGTTTCGCGGAAGCCCTTGAAGGTGTCGATGAAGGGCTTGGCGCCCTTGGCGGGCGACAGCACCCACGCCTGCTGCGTGTCGCGCATGAGGTTGTTCAGCATGAACACCGGGTCGGCCGAGACCGCCTTGGTCAGCAACAGCTTCGGCTTCTCGAGGATCAGCCGCTCGAACCAGCCGCGTTGCATGGGCTCCATGCCGCGCAGGCTTTCGAGCAGCATGGGCTCGTGGACCTCGAAGAAGATCTGCTTGCCATCGACCATGATCGACACTTCACGGCTGCTCTTGGGGGCCTTGTCGCCAACCATGTCCTTGAGCAACTGGATGCTGGCCTTCGTGCCGCCGGGGCCGTGCAGCAGCGTGTCCATCGGGATGCCGAGGTCTTCCAGCGCGTCCTCGTTGGCCTCGAGCCATTTGCGGTCGAGCATGCCGTCGTAGGTCTTGGGCATCTGATCGACGTACCGCGTGCCGCCGGGGAACGAGTTGGCGAGGCGGATCGCTTCGCGCGCAGTCGCGTTGCGCCGTGCCTTGTCCAGCATGGCGTTCATGTTCTTGACCAGCGTCTCCATCGGGTCGAGGACCTGAAGGTCCGACCCGTGCAGGCGGTGCATGCCGTTGGTGCGGGTCTCCATGCCGCGCTGGCGGCGCACCGTCAGGTTGCCCTGATCGTTGTGTCCTACGATGTCCGGGTCCATGAACCGGCTGAACGGCACGTAGAGCAGTTCCTCCTGCAAGGTGCCGTCGGGGTCATAGGAGTTCAGCAGCCGATCGACCTCGGACCGGCCGCTGGCCCGCGGCGTCTTACGCAGGATGCCTGCCTCGCCCATCTGCACGATGAAGTTTCGGTTGTAGGCGATCATGCCCGCCTTGGTCTTCTCGAACAGGGCCTGCTTGTCCGCCGGCAGCGCGTCGAACATATCGTCGATCAGCTTGATGTCCGCATCGTTCAGCAGGTAGTCGCGCTCGCCTGCCTTGGCCTTGCGCTCTGCACGGCTTCGCATGGCGACAGACTGCTTTGCGCGCTGGCCGACCAGCCAGTGCGTAAAGTGGTTCATGAGACCGGCTTCGTTGATCGGGTCCACGATGTCGAGGAAAGCGTCACGCGTGTCGTCGATCAGGAAGTCCTGCCGCGCGGCGTCCCATACCAACTGGCCTTTGGTCAGCGCGCGCTCCATCAGCGGCGCGGTGTTCGTGGTGATCAGGTGCGCCCGCTTCCAGATGCTGTCCATCCCTTCGGCCACATCGCCCGTGCGCCCTGCGGCGGCGAGGTCAAGCTGCCGGAAGCCCTCGTACACATCGACCGCGCCTTGCCGGATGCGGGCGCCTGCGCGCAGCATGCGATCGCGGTTCAGGGTCTTGATGCTCTCGAGCAGGGTCTTGAACAGCCCGAAGAACGACCGCGCTTCCATCGGGTCGTGGATGATCTTGCGGTTCAGCAGCGCAGCCATGCGCGCGTCCAGATCGGGCGGCAGATCGGGCGTGCGGATCGGCATGGCAGCCGAGAACCGCGGGTCCGAAGCCGTCTGGTAGGACATCCGCCAGTCGTCGGCAGGGTTGCGCACCGCCATGTCGCCCGCGAGCGCGGCGTCGAACACATCGTTCACGCTCAAGAACCCGCGTCCCGCAAACCAGTTCGCGAGGCGGTTGAAGAACTCTCCGATCTTGGCCAACACCGGACCGATCGGGCCGCGGAACGCCGGGTTGTTCGGCTGACGCGCGTACTGCTGAAGCGCGTAGGCTTCCAGTTCCTCCTGATCAAGCTGCTGGACCGCCTCGGGGTCCATCTCCTTGGCTGCCAGCGCGCGCAGCTTGGGCCCGGCCGCGGCCAGCACGTCCAGTTCCTTGGGCGTCACGAGGCCCTTGTCGCGCAGGAAGTGCCAGCTTTCGTGCACCGCGGTCACCTCCGCGCTGTGCGGGCCGTTCATGGCCACCGTGACCAGCGACTTCACCGGGTCGTAGCTGCCGGAGACCTCCTGTTCAACGGTGGAAAGAGCACCGGAGCGCCGGATGCCCTCTCCACCGGCCCTCAGCGTATCGACGGTTTTCACATCCGCCTTCCCGCCCGTCATCCGCGCTACGATCTCCGCCACCCCCGTAGCAGAGAGAGTGCGGTTTCCGCGCTTGAAGGACGGCGCCGCCGCAGCCGAGAACCTCTGTGTGCCGGGAATGATCTCACGCCCGGCAATGTATTTCTTCACGTCGCCTTCGAGTTCGAGCGCCAGCCCGTTATCGACCATGAAGTCGATGATCGGCGCGATCTCGTCGCGCGACCGGCTGCCGTTGCGCGTCTCGAGGATCTGCGACGCCTTGGACCCGGAGCCGACCTGTTTCAGTTCAAACCCGCGATCCGCCAGCATGCGCTTCATCTCTGGGTGATCGAGAACGATCTTGGCGATGTTGGCACCCTTGGCCTTGCCGGTGGCGAACCAGATCTGCAACGTCGGAAACTGGCCCCGGCCCTTCGCCTTGATCAGCCGGAAGTCGATCGAGTTGTCTTGGTTAAGCGCAGACAGGTACTTCTTGTTGTTGAAGGCTGTCGTGATCGGCCACTCCATCTCGCGCAGGTAGGCTTCGATCTTGGCCCGTTTGTCCAGCTTGAGCGGCTGCATCTCCTTGAACTTTTCCAGATCGAAGCTGCGCGGCATGAGCACGCCGAACACCTTGTCGTCGCTGTTCTTGTAGTTGAACGTGATGATCTCACCGCGGTTGCCCAATTCACTGAAGCCCGCGAGGATGTTGCCCGTCACCAGCGCGCGCTCTTCGCTGACGGTCTGCGACCGGTAGAACTCGTCCATGACCGCGCTGTTATCGGCGGGCTGGAACGACGCGAGCCCCTGCTTGATGCTCGTGAACGGGATGCGCAGCGGGTGCCGCTGCATCGGGGTCTGAAGGAAGACCTGATACGAGTTCAGGGTCAGCGGGTTGGCGTTGGGCGTGCGCAGCCGGATGTCCGCGATGTACGCCTGATAGACCTCGGCGTCGCTCTCCTTGGTCTCCTTGTAGCTGACCCGCACCGGCGAACCGACGCCGTCGCCGAGTTGCGACACGACGTTGTTGAAGGCCGAGAAGAAATCCGCGTTGCGCTCGCGGTTCTTGCGGCTCTCTTCCATGTCGTACTGATACGTGTCGAACTCGCGCTGGGCGGCGCGCTGCACCGCCACGAGGTCGCGATACCGCTGGGCGAAGTTGCCGTCCTTGTCGAGCGTCTTCTGCGCCGTGGCCCGCTCTTTCTCGGCCCGCTCGATGAGCCCTTTCTCCTTTTCGATCGCGGCCGCGTCCTTCTTCTTCTCGGCCGCTTTCAGCTTCTTGCTGTGCTCGAGGATCCGGGCCTCGGCCTTCTTGACCGTGTCCGCGATCTTGGCGCTCGCCTCGACCCGCTCGCGAATGTCGGACGCCTTCATGTCGCCGGTCAGCTTGCGCACGTTGTCCGTGGCCTCGGAGATCTTGGCCATAGCCGCCGTGGCCTGTTCGCCGAGTTCCCGCTCGCGGTCGAGCGCCGCCTCGCGGGCGTCGCGCACGGCCTTTTCGGTGTCGTCCAGCAGCCGGGTCTTGTGCTGCATGCCCTGACGCGGCAGTTCGTACCGATCCGTGATCTCGCCGTCGGTCAGCATCTCGAGGATGTCGGCTTGGATTTGAAGCGGGTCCTTCGGCTTCACGTCGCGAACCACCGTGACCTTCTGGTAGACGGATGGCGCCGAGAAGGCGGTCGTGCCGTCGCGCTGCGCGGTCAGCGTCTCTTCGGCCACGACGACCGCCTGAAGGTTCTTGTGCTTGATCTCCGTTTTGTCCAGCCCGAGGTCCGACAGGGTCTCTTTGCGCGAGGTGTAGAACTCGGTCAGATCGCGCACGAACTCCTGCTGGCTGTGGAACGACAGCATCGCCATACGCGACAGCACCCGGCCCACGAAGGCTTCGTCGGATGCGGCCCGTTCCATCTGCTCGTCGGTCATCTCGCCGAAGCCCAGCGCCTTGCGCAGATCTTCGCGCTCCATCAGCAGCCCGGCCGCAGCCTGCGAGCCCATGCGGTTCAGCAGGTCGGGCGCGTCGAGGTTCATCGCGCTGTTGTCGTCGGCCGTCGTGTTGGCGTTCAGCGACCGCAGCTTCTTCATCAGCCGGGCCGTGATGCGCGTCTCGGCGGGCGAGTTGGTCTGCGCCAGCCGGTAAGCCGGCAGCGCGACCTGTCCTGTGCGATGGATCCGGCCCACAAGCTGCATGAACTCGACGATGTCGGCCATGGGCTGCGCGATGATCATGGTGCGCGGCTTCTGGTCCTTGAACGCGGCGCTGGCGTGCAGCGACACGCCGGTCGAGCCCGACTGGTTCAGGAACAGCACGTCCAGATCGCCGCCGTTGAAGGCGTCCATGTTTTCGCGGTTGGTCGTCGCGGTGCGCTTGCGCGTCGCGAGTTTTCCGTCCGGGTCGATCATGAGCGATCGCCCGGTCATCTCGTCGTACCGGATGCCAGCCTTGGTCAGTTCCGCGCCGATGTAGTCGATCGGTGAGAACGGCACGTCGATCGGCAGCCGGTTGATCATCTCGTTGGCCCGCTCGTACAGGATGCGATCCGCGCCCCGCAATTCATCGACCGGAACGACCAGCTTCTTCTCGTTCTTCGTGTTGTTCGGATCGCGGACCGTCACCGTGCGCGCACGGATCAGTTCAGCGCGCAGGATGTCGCGGAAGCCGAGGCCGGACAGGTCCGCCCCCATCTCGTAGCCCTGATCCTTGACCAGATCGGCCAGCGCGGCGCCCATGGTGTCCTGCATGCCGATGACGACCTTCTCGCCCGCCCGGACCCGCGCAATGGCGTCCTCGGCGATGGCGCGGCTCTTCATGGCGAACGTCGCGAGTTCCGTGACGCGCCCCATCTGGGTCGCGTAGTTCGCGCTGCTGACCTTGTATTCGACCTTCGTCTTGCCGTTCTTGGTCGTGACCTTCGTCCAGCCGTTCTGGTCCGCGAACGCCTTGCCGTACTCGGTGCGCAGCGGCTCGAGGGCGCGACTGATCCCGAATAGCTGCGTGTGCGCGAGCCCCAGCGTGGTTACGGCATCCTCTTCGACCGGCACGGTCATCGCCGCGAAGTCCACGCCGGCGAACGACCGGCCGCGGCGGATATACTGCCCGGCCCGCGCGAAGATGCCTGTCACGATCTGCTGCAACGGCACGCCGCCGGACGCGATGGTGTTGATCAACTGGTGCACGTCGGCGATGGCCTCGCGCATGGCCGTGCGCGGCGCATAGATGGCCATGCCCGCGGGCTTCTTGGCGTAGGTGGCCGACGAGAACATGACGCCCTTGGTCTTGTTCACGAGGTCGCGGAAGTAGTTCGCCCGGCCCGGCCCGATCGCATCGGTGTCGGGCGTGTCGGGCATCGGCGCGTATTTGGCGTCGCCGGCGGCAAGATGGCTTTCGTCCATGATCAGGAACGTGTTGCCCGCCGCGGTCAGCGCGCGCACGGCGTCGGCCCGCGGATAGCGGTCTGCGCCGAGCGGCTCGTTGGGATCGCTGCTGGCTTCGCCGAGGTCGTTCAGGTTGTCATACGTCGTGAAGACCGCGTTGTAGCCATCCGGCAGCCGCCCGGTCCGCTCGATCGTGCCCGGCGTGTTGGTCGGCTGGCCTTTCAGGTGCTTGCCGAACGCCTTGGTGTAGGCAGCAGGCGTGAGGCTCTGCATCTTTTCGCTGACGAACGGCTCGCCGGTCTCCGGGTCCTTCAATTCGACCGGCAGCTTCAACCCCTGCTGCGTGAGCAGCGGCGTGATGTTGGCCAGTTCGCCGATGTCGTTCAGATCGCGCAGCATATCCGTGCTAAGCGTGTTGTCCTTCGACACGAAAATCGGGATCATGTTGTTGATCCGGGCATAGCGGATCATGCCGGCGACGACGCGGCCCTTGCCGATGCCCGTGTTGTGGTGGATGAGACCCTCGGCCGCGTAGTTGTAGTGGCCGGGCACTTTCATGTCGAAAAACTCGGCTTCACCCAGCTTTTCGATTGAAACGATCGTATCCCACCCAGTATAGTCACCGAATGAACGAGGATGAGAAAAAGCTGGTTCGGGGCTGCAATCGCGCCCGCGTCCGCTCGCTTGACCAAGCAGAACTGCGTCGGCTTCTGGAAGGTCAACAACTGACCCTGCAAGAGATTGCGGATCGTCTTGGCGTGTCGCTCGCGACGGTTGTGCGCCGCAACCAAAAATGGGGCTTGCGGTCGGTTCGAGGCCACGGCTCTCCGGGCGCCAAGAACCACTTTTGGCGCGGCGGGTCGAAGATTGTGAAAGGCTACCGGTATCTGTGGCGCCCAGATCACCCACACGCGACAAGGGGCGGTTACGTGCTAGAGCATCGCTTGGTGATGGAAGCGCATCTCGGGCGGTATCTCGAGCCGACAGAGGTCGTGCATCACGCGGATACCGACCGCCTGAACAACGATCTGTTGAACCTGCACCTGTTTGCGTCGAACGCTGAGCATCTTCGCTACGAACTGACGGGCGTGACCCCGAACTATTCGCCGGAGGGTCGCCAGCGGATGCAAGAAAACGCCCGGCGTGTAAACGCGAAACGGGCTGCCACCCGTCAGGGGTCAAAAACCGATGCCCCGCCGTCGCCTCGACCACCCGGCCTTCCGCGGTGGTGATGCGGTAGAGGGTCTCCACGCCGATCTTGAAGGGCGCCGTGGCCTGCGCCGGCTGCAAGCCCGCGTCCGTCAGCGCCAAGACCGTAATCGGTTTGCCTGCGGCAGCCAGATCCTCGATGGGCGTGTGCGTGTCGGCGACCGGGTCGTAGATGCGCGTGTGCCCTGCGACGCACTGGTCGCCGAGGATCAGTGCGTTCCCGCCGCTCTCGTAGTTGTGGATCGACATAGCGAGCGCGTCGATCTGCTCTTTCGAGAAGGGACCGGGGCGCCCGTCGCGCGCCATGATGCGATCGGGCGCGTAGCCCAGCCGGTCCGCGACGTACAGGTCCAGATCCCCGACCTCGAGTTCGAGGTCTTCCAGCGCGGCGGAGATCGGCTCCTGTAGGTTCGCCTGCACGATGGTCTCTTGCGTGGGCGGGTATGGGGTCTTCGACCGCGGCTCGTACGGCACCTCGAACGTGGCGCTGCCATCCGGGTTCACACGGTCACTGCCTGCGGGCGGGCCGTACGTCTCGTCGTAGACCTTCAGCCGGCCATCGCGCATGTCCTTGAACGCTTGGTGCAGGAAGCCGCTCATCTGCGCGATGTCGGACACCGGCATGCGCGCGACGTCGGTCAGGTAGTCCACGAGGTCCTGCACGGCCCGGTTCCAGTCGGGGAACGGGCGGGTCAACTGATCCTTGACCGCGGCGCCCTGCGTCGTGCCTTCCATGGTGCGCAGGAAGGTTTTGAACGCCTTGGCGCGGGACTGGTACTTCTTGTGCGTGACCTGCTGCTGGGTCACGCCGTGCGGCGTGCTGGCCAGTCGGAACGCGGGGTCTGCGGCGAACTCCTTGATGAACGCCTGTGCGGCTTTCAGCGCGTTGTCCGACGAAGTCGGGAACGACGGGTCTTCGGCGTCTTCCATGCCGAAGCCGGGCGAAACCTCGCGGTCGCCGGCTTCTGTCAGCCCATCAGGACCGGCGCCGTCGTTCCTTCCGCTGCCGCCGTCTGCGCGCGCTCGATCCGCTTGCGGACCATATCCTCCGCCAGCTTCCATTCCGGGGCTTCCATCCCCGCTTCCGTCCTGATCTTCAGCACCCGACGTGCGCGGCGCAAGAAGTTCTGTTGTGTTTCCAAGGGGGCGTAGGGCGGTGGTGGGTCCACTAAATCCACTGTCTTTCATCCTTTTGACGTAGCGTTTCAGGATCGGGTCCATCACGTCCCGCAGCCAAGGCGGAACCACCGCGTTGTCAGCGTAGTAGATGTAGCCCAGTTCGTCGAGCGCCCGGCCCCGAAGGAGTTCAGACACGCGGTAGATTTCAGACCGCTGTTGCAGATTTGGCTGCCCAAGCGGAGAGCCCTGCGCGCGGAAGTACGCGGATTTCATCTCGACGATGCGATCGGCGAAGAACTCCCTGTTCTGGTTCGCCGTGCCGATCATCGTGCGCCAGTCATTGCGGCTCATGGCGCCGTCGCCCTCGAACGCGGCGCGGCGCACATAGACCATGGAGACGTCGGTGTGCGGGTGTGCCCACAAGGAGCGGGCACCCACCAGCAGGTCCGGGTCGGAGAAACCCGGCACGGACGGCAGCGTGTCTTGCGCATACAACGGATGGTTGTGGTGCGTGACCAGATCGGCGTCGGTCGATAGGGCTTTCTGCACGGCAGCGGGGATCGGTGTGCTGTCGCTTTCACCGCTCGTCTCCCAGCCTTCGACCGTTCCGTCGGCCTGCCGCACGGCCACTGCATGCTCGTGCTGGATGCCACCCGCGTCGGACAGCCCACTCATGATGCCCGCGTAGATCGTATACTCGCGCGCTTCCGCGGGGGTGAACTCCGTCTTGCGCTTCAGCAGGTCGAGGCGGACCTGCATCTCTTCGCGCGTCAGATCGGGCAGCGCCACGCCGATTGGCACGAGCGCGTCGCCCTGCGGCCCGGCGGTCGTGGGCACAACCTCGCCGTCATCGACCTTCGCGGTGCGCGACCACTGCCCTGTCGGCCGCGTCGAGGCGCTCTCCTGCATCTGTTTCGCCTTGTTGGCGATGATGCGGACGATCTCTTCGCGCGTGGGCACGGCCGGGACTTGCGGGCCCTGCACTTCGGGCTCCGCCACGGGCTCCGCCACGGGCTCCGCCACGGGCTCCGCCACGGGCTCCGCCACGGGCTCCGCCACGGGCTCCGCCACGGGCTCAGGCGCGGGCTCAGGCGCGGGCTCAGGCTCCGGTGCGGGCTCCGGTGCGGGCTCCGGCAGCGCACGATCGCCACTCGTGACCGCGTTGATGTAGCCTGCGATGGTGTCGGCCATCTCGCCCAGCTTCGCGTCCATCTGGGCTTCGGTCAGATCGGCGTTTGCGGGCAGGTTCTCGACGGCGTCGAGGATCGCGTCGATCATGCCGTCGGCGTTGCCCTGCTCGATGAACTCGCGAAACTGCGGGTTGAAGCCCACGATCGCGTCGAGAGCCGCATACCTCGCGGCCCGCTTCTCTGCGTCGCTCATTCCTTCCACGCCGGCCCGGCTGCTGCCGAGGACCGGGTCGGTGAACAGGTCGTTGAAGTTGCCCATCGCCTCTTCAGGCGTTGCGGGCTGCGGGACCTCGCCGGGGGTCTCGCCCCGCGGCTCGACGCCGGGCGCCGCCGGCTCCGGGCCGCGCGGCGTCGTTTCGGGCGGCTCGGCCTGCTGATCGGTTGGCGCTGCGCGCTTGCGGCGCCGCTCCTTGATGCGATCGCGGACCTGCTGGCCCGTCACCCCGCCGGTGCCCTCCGGCTCGCCCTCTGGCCCCGGCGCAGGCGCCGGGGTCGGGGCGGGCTCCGGTGCGGCCTCGGGCTGGGTGACGGGCGCCGGGGTCGGCTTCGGCGCAGCGTCCTCTTCGTCCTTGCGCTTTTTCTCGTCGGCCTTGCGTTTGCGCTCGTCCGCAGCCTTCTGCTCGTCGGCCCGCCGCTTCTTGTCTTCGGCAGCCTTCTGCTCGTCGGCCTTGCGCTTCTCTTCCGCCGCACGCTTCTTCTCGTCGGCAGCTTTCTGCTTGTCTTCGGCCTTGCGCTTCTTCTCGGCTGCCCGGTCTCGCTCTTCCTGCGCGGCGCGATCGCGCGCCTCCTTGTCGGCAGCTTCGCGCTGTTCGGACGTCATGTCGCGGTCCGGGTCGTACAGGGGAGACCCCTCGGGGTAGCGACCCTCGTCGTCCACCATGTAGCGCGGCTCGCCGTTGCCATCGAGCACAACAGGTGCGCCGTCCGGGCCCTCAAACATGGGCTTGCCGTCGGATGCGCGGCGCTGCTCGCCCGTGACGGGGTCCATGAGCGGCGTCGGTGCGTAATCGTCGGGGACCGGCATGCGCGGCTCGCCCGCGGGAACCGGGCCGAAGTCGGTCGTCTCATCGTAGCCCGGCGCTTCGCCGCCCTTGTCGTCGTCCGTGAACTCGACGTTGGGCACGACGGGGCCAAGACCACCGTCGGGCACCATCGGGATGTTGGGGCCGATGATGCTCGGGTCCGGCTCGGTGTAGTCGCCGATGCCCATGTCGCGGGCTTTCTGCTCGGCGTCCTGCACCACCTGCGCGCCCTCGGGCGTGTCGGCCACGCCCTGCACGCTGGGGGCCACGAAGCGGACCTGCGAGGACGGCAGGCCCTCGGTCGCGCGGATGTCGTCGATGGCGTCCGTGTAGCCGCGGACGCGCTCCTGCCCTTGGTTGATGTCGCGCAGCGCGCGGCGCTCGGCTGCCGTGTCGTTCGCGGCCTTGGCCGCGTCCCGCTCGGCCGTGGCCTTGCGCACGTCCGCGACAGCGGCGGCGCGCTTCTGCTCGAGGTCTTGGATCGCCTGCGGCGCACCGCCTTCGAGACCCGACTGCCGGACCTCTTCGATTTCCTGTCGCACCGGCTCGCTGACGCGCGGGCGATCCGGCGTGCTCTCGATCGGCCGACCGAACGCGGCTGCGGCACCCTCCATGAGCCCGGCCTGCTGGGTGCCCTTGATGCGCTTGTCCACCGCGGACAGGACGGCTTCCTCGTCCCGCAGCTTGCGGTCGATCGCCTTGGCTTCGTCGGTGTTGCCCGCTTCCTGCGCAGCCGTCAGGCGTTGGCGCAGATCCGCGATGTTGTTGCGGGCGGTGTCGCGGCGGTCCTGAAGGTCGATAACCCCCTGCGATGCGCTCTCTGCGCCCTTGAGGGTCTTGCTGCTTTCGCGCGCCGCGCCGATGTTCGCCCGCGCTGCGCCGCCGATGTCGGAGACCGCCGCCGGTGCGCCGCCAACACCCGAGATGCCGCCGCCGAGCACCGCGCCGCCGACGAAGTTTTCGAGGCTGTCCTCGAACCACGTGTCGCGCTGCTCGCGCTCGCTGTCCGTGCGCGGGTCGGTCAGGATGCGGTAGAACTCGGGGTTCGACTGCGCCATGCCCATGGCTTCTTGCAGCACCTCGGTGGTGCCTTCCATGATGGCGTCGCCGCCGACCTGCCCGGCGTACCGACCCGCGGCGCGCGTCGTCGATCGCGAAGCGGCCTGCGCCAAGGAGTTTGCCTGTGGCGCCGGGATCCCCAGCCGCCCGATCAGCACGCGACCGATCAGGGCGTCCAGCGATGCCTGCGCGACGCCGACGGCAGCCGCTTTGCCCAGATCGGGGTCCTGCCCCTGCTCGATCTGAGCCTCGAGGTTGCGTCCGGTGAAGAACGGCGTGCCCGTGGCGACACCCGCCGCAAGACCGACGCCGGGGCCACCAGCGATCGTGCCTGCTGCGGTGGCGCCGAGAACTGCGGCCATCTCCGGTGCCGACGCGCCCGCGAGGCTCGCCGCGTAAGACAGCGCGTCCTGTATCGTGCCGTTGACGTCCCCGATGTCCCGGTAAGACCCGACCCGCGGCGCGTTGCGCGGGTCTTGCATGCGCTCTTCGCCGGCATCCTGCCAGCCCTGCCCGTATCCGTCCTCTTCGGCGCCGAACACACCCGTGGCGACTTGCTCGCCCAGCGTGCCCAGCGCGCTCTGGCTCGCCGCGACGCCGCTGCGCCAGCCGCGCGCAAGGTCTTCCCGCAGCCCCGCGGACGGGATCATGCCGCCCAGTTGCTCGGCGTACGCCTGTATCTCCGCGTCGCTGTACCCAGCCTCGCGCGCCCGACGCATGAAGTCCGTGGCGTCCTTCATGGAAGTGAACCCCGGTCGCTGCTGCGCCGGGGCATCGCCGAGACCGGCCATCACGTTGCCGAAGTAGTTGGGCTGCGCCATAGGGGGCGTCCTCTGTTATAGTTGGTCGAGCGGAACCCGTTCGTCCGGTATCGCGAAGCTGTCCTCGGTCTTGCCGTAGGCCGCGAGCACGTCTGCCGCCGCCTTCTGTTCCGCTGCGGCCCGGTCCATCCCGCCCGCCACGTACTGCTGCACGAGCGTCTGGTATTCCTGAAGCCGGGTCAGATCGCGCTGGCTGGTGCCGAAGCTGTAATCGCCGCGCTGATAGGCTTCCAGCCTTGCGCGCGCCAGCAGCGCCGCGGCCTCGGCCTCGTCGCGCTCGGCTTGGGACAGGTTGGGGTCGTTCCGGCGCTCTTTCATCATCTCGTACTCGGCGACCGCCAGATCGTAGGACAGATCGGCCGCACGGCGCTTCATGTCGAGTTCTTCGCGCTTCATGCCGGTTTCGGTGTCGAACTGCTCCTGATCCTGATAGTTGCCGAGGCCCGCCAGCACGCCCGCGCCCAGACCTTCGCCGAAGTTACCCGGCGTCGTCATCATGGCGCCGCCCATGGCGATCATGGCTTCGTAGATCCGGTTCTTCTTGTCCTCGTCCATGTTGGACCAGTTCTCGCGCAGCTTGCCCCAGCCGCCGCCTTCGTCTCCGAAGACGCCCGCGAAGATGCCCGCTGACCCCTTGCCCGTGCCGTCTTCACCGGGCTCGCCGATGACCGTGCCGCCGCCGCGCCCGCCGGGCTGCTGGCGCGTGCTGATCACCGGTGCGCGGTCTGGCGTGTCCGGGCGCGGGGTGGGCGAAGGCGGCGCGGCGGCGGCACTGAACTCGGTGCCCGCCGGGTACGGCTGGCCGTTCAGCCCCATGTCCCGTTGCACCGGCGGCTCTTCGGCGGGCATGCCCGCGCCGTCAGGATATTGAACCGGCAGCGCGCCGAAAGGCGTGAGCATGCCCGTGCCGGGCAGCGTGAACCGCGGGCGGGTTTCGTCCCCTGCGGGAAACCGCGGCGGCGGCATCTGCGACGGCGGCATGCCGCCGAGCGGACTGGGGCTGGGGCCCAGCCCTGCGGCCGGCTGCGCGCCGGGGTTGAACGGCTGCGGCGGCGGCGCCTGCGGCCGGGACAGGCCGAGTTCGGTGTCGGCCAGCATGCGCGCCTCGTCGGGCGACTTGCCCATGTCGAGCCACATCTTCATGTACCGATCGTACGTGCCGCGGTCAGCCATCAGCCTGCTCCCCCGCCAAACCAGCCGCCAACCGTCGATCCGATGTTCGACAGCGTCTGCTTGTTGTTTGCCCAGTTCGTGCGCGCGTCTTCCATGAGACCCGGCCCGCCGCGGGGCATGCCGGCGAACGCGCTGCCGAGGCTGGCCATGTTGCCGGTCTCCATGGCTTGCAGGCCGGCAGCGACCAGCCCGCCATAGTTGCGGCTCTGTTTCTTTTCGGTCTCGGCGTTCTCGCGCATGTTGTCGGCGATGCGGCTGCCGGTCTGACCGTTCGGGCTGTCGGCCGAGTTGTTGATGATCCCGGCGAGCCGGGAGTAGTCTTCGTTCGTGATGTCGCTGATATACCCGCGCGTCTCGTCTGGCAGGTCTTCGGCGCTGCCAGACCAGTTGTCCGCGTTGCCGGGCCCCCAGTTGTACGCGGCCAGCGCCCGGTCCACGTCGCCGCCGTACCGGTCCAGCATCGCCTTGAGATACTGCGCGCCGAAGCGAAGCTGTTCATCCGGGTCGCCGGGGTTTGCCAACGGCTTGATCCCGAAGCCGGGATCCCGCGCCGTGTCGGGCATGACCTGCGTCAGACCGCTTGCGCCCTTCGGGCTGACCGCCGATGGATCCCATCCGCTCTCTTTCCTGATCAGCGCGGCGAACAGGTTGGGATCGACCCCGGCTTCGGTGGCAGCCCGGATGGCGCTGTCGTGGTACGGATTGGCCATCACTGCTTACCCTTTTTCCGTGCCGCTTCGTTGTCGGCCTTCGCCTCGCGAAGCAGTTTCGCCGCGTTGGACTTCATCTGCTGAAGCAGTTCCAGCTTTGTCTTCTTGCGGCCGCGGGTCTTGATCTTCACTACTCGAGCCCCGCTTGTCCCGGCCGTGTCCGATCGTCGAGCGCCCGGACCGCGGATACCACGGTGGCCAGCACGGCGTAGGGCTCGACGCGGCGGTATCCGTCGGGGCCCATGCTGACCGCGCCGGGAATATGCTCGAGGTCCTGCGCGATCAGGCCGCGCTGCCGGCCGACCTTGTCGGTGGGCATGCCCTCCTTGTAGTCGTAGTCCGAAGACCGGACGTGGCGCAGATCGTCGAGCCCGCTTTCAGCCAACTCGAAGTTTTCCTTGGCGTTCTCGTCGGACAACATGCCGACGATGCCGGCCACCGACGATGCGGCGCCCAGCAGGCTGCTGGCGGTGGACGGGCGGCGCTCGCCGGGGGCCACGTTCGTGCCCCGCTCCGTGCCGGTCGTGCTGGTTGTGCCGGTCGTCGTGCCACCGCCGAGGGTGGCGTTCTTGTTGGTGCCCTGCCCCAGCATCTGTGTCAGCCATGTGATCGACTGCTGCTTGGCGGTGCGGCGCTCGTCCAGTTCTTCCTGCGACAGCGCGCGCTCTTCGGCCCCGTATTCCTTCTGCCAGTCGGCGCTGGCCAGACCGCGGTTCATGTCGGACGTCGCAAACTGGTCCATCATGCCGAGACGCTCGAGTTCGAGGCGGCGGTCCTGCTGGTCGAGATCGGAAAGCTGGAACTCGGCGTTGGTGCCCCATTCGAGACCGGCCCGGCGCTGGTTGGCGGCGAAGTCCGCCATGGCGCGGCTCGTTTCACCCTGTGCCACGGCATCGGCGACGGCGGCGCGGGTGTTGGTGGTGCCGCCAACGGCGGCGGCGCGGGCATCGCGCGCAAGCTGATCGCGCTGGGCCTGCCGCTGCATGTCGGCCAGCCCAGCGTCCACCACGTCTTCGGTGTAGATGTCCTCGAAGCCGCCGCGACCGAACTCGGTGCCGTACTCATCCATGAGACCGGCAGCCGCCTGATCTCCCAGACCTTCGGCTTCGGCGGTGGTGGAGAGGACCCGATCAAGCGCGGCGCGCTCGTTCTGGCCCATGCCAAGGATGTCGCGGGGGTCCTTGCCGAGCCGGTCGGCTTCGCGGACTGCCTGTGCAACGGCGTCGGCGCTGGCGCCGCTGGCGGCGATGATGTTCTGTTTGACCTGCGGCGGCAGGACCGCCCACGGATCGTCACGCAGGTTCTGCGTGGTCTTTCCGGTCGAGGTCATGTCCGTCGATGCGGTCTGCGCCGGGCCTTGTTTGGACTTGAATAGGCCGCTCATGTGCAGTCCCCCTAGATCGTAAGCCACCCGATGCGCTCGGGGCGACCCGGCGCTGTACGACCCACACTACCTCAAATCCCACCAATCTGGCAATATGAGGGTTTTACGTTGGTATCCAGCCTATGCGCTCGGGGCGACCGGGGGTAGTGCGGCGGAAGTAAGCCCGCTCGCCCGGTGTGGCAATCCCGTCGGCGCGGAGGGCACCGACCATGGCGCGCACCGATATGCAGGCCCGGACCTCGGGTTCGGCGCAGATGTCGGTGATCATCAGAAACCCTTTGGTATTACGCCATTCGTGAGGCTTCGGCCAGCCACCGCTGAGCAGGTTCAGGCCCTCGAAACCCTGCGCCCGGCAGTAGATGTAAAACATCCGGCCGTCGCCCTCGACGTTCAGGAACCGGATGCGATCGGCCTCGGCGGCGTGCCGGAGGTAGTCCGCTTCAAAAGCCGCGGTCATGTGCTCGGCCCAGACCGGGTTGGTGTGCGCGATGCGCAGGGCCTCTTGGACAGCGTCGGCGGGGCGCAAGAAGACGTAGCCGTCGGCGGGCACGGGGATATTGCGCAGCGTTTTCAAAGGGTTAGTCTGGGTCATCGTCGTCGCACGGCTTTGGCTCGAGCGCGCTCATAAGCTGGTGCTTCAGGAACTCGATCTCGCCGACCAGGGGCATGACGTCGGTGGTGGCCCATGCCGTTAAGGTGCGGTTGGCGTTGAGCGACCCGGCGATGACCACGCTGCGCAGCTTGCCGGCCTTGGCCAGCTTCAGTGCCGTCTCGAGTTCCCTGACGACGTCCTCGTCTGCACCGGGTTCGTGCAGTTTGACGATCTGGTTCATCGCTCACCGCCCGGTGCGGCAGTGACGTCGAAACCGCCGAAGCGGATGACCGACTTGATCTGCTTGCCGTAGACCCCGATCTGGATGGCCTTGCCGCCGACGCGGAAGTCCTTGCCGTTCTCGCCGAGTTCGTGGGTCTGCCAGTCCTGTGCGACAGCCGTGACGGTCTGGGCTTCTCCGTACCCGGTGACGACGACGTCGAACGTGTCGTCTTCGGCGCCGACGGCAGGGGACGGCAGATGGTCGGTCAGGACGCGCGTCAGCCGCCATGCCGATGCCGTGACGTCTTCGAGGGTGACGAGGTTGGTGATCACGCCGAAGTCGAAGGGCTCGACGTCGTCGGCGGCGGGTGTGTCGCGCGGCGTCGGGTATGCTTCGGTCAGGGCGTCGTTCGGGTCGTTCGGGTTGCCGGGGCCGGTGACGTAGGCGTTGGGCAGGGCGACGTCGAGATCGTGGAACCACACGCGGTTCTGGTCATCGACCGCCGTGGTGCGGATGACGCCGGACCGGCGGGACCAGCCCGTGCGCTTCAGCGACCACACGGACCATGCGGCCATGAGGTAGTTGTAGACCAGTTGGCGGTCGGGCACGTCGTCGGTGCCGGTCGGGTAGTGCAGGATGATCTCGCCGAACTCGGGGTTCGGCTCGAGGAAGGCGCGGCCGCTCTGGGCGTCGTTCAGGCGCTCGATCGTCGCGTGCTTCAAGGGGTTGGAGATCTGCTGCGGCTGCCCGCCGTCGAACACGTTCAGCACGCGGCTCTCATCGAACCACCACACGCGGCCGTCGGCTTCGCACCATGCGTTGCTGGCGAGAAGCCCGCGGCCCCCGCCGACGTACCGGCGGTCAAAGACGCTGTCGAGGTCGAAGGTTTCGGTCAGAAGGGCCATGCGGCGGTCGGTCCAGACCACGAGGCCGTAGTCGGTGGCGCCGCCGCCGACGATGCGCGATCCGCCTTCCAGTTGGAGTTCGCCGGAGGTGGTAATGTCGGACGGGGTCCAGTTCTCGAAGTCGAAGCGGTCGGACCAGCGGACGGTCATGTACCGCCGGGGGTCGGGCTCGGTGAAGCTGGTGCAGCCGAACAGGACGGCGATGCGGTTCACGATGGCGCCGCCGACGGCGCCGGTCGGAGACCCGGCGAGCGGTACGAACGTGTTGGTCCGGTTGCGGTCCCAGACATAGACCGGCTCGCCGTTGATGTTGGCTCGAGACCCGATGACGAGGTCGTCCTGATCGGCGAACCACCACACGGGAGGGACGGTCGTGTTGGCGGCGGCGGGCACGGGGACGACATCGACTGCCGGCACGAGACCGGGCGGCGTCAGGTCGAGGGTCCGCCAGCGCGTACCGGTGGCGGGGATCGAGTTCGGGTCATAGTCTGCGAGGACGACCTTGGACGCCGAGCCAAACAGGACGGCGCCCTCGGTGATGCTGGGCGTCACGAAGGCCCGGCGGTACGGATATGTCGAGGCGGGCAGGACGATCTGGTTGCCGCCGACGTCGCGCATCGGGCCAAACAGACCGATCGTCTCACATTGTTCGAGGCGGAAGCGCACGTTGATGCCCGTCAGCCAGACCGGACCGGCCGAGACGGGCGTCATGTCGTTCTGAAGACCGGGGGTCGGGGCGATCCGCATGGCGGATCAGTCTTTCGGGGGCGACGGTTCGGGTTCCGGCACGGGTGCGTCGCCGTTCGACACGAGACGCGGCCGGCCCCACACGGGCCGGCGGATTTCGTTGCCAGCGGCGTCAACGCCGATGATGTCGCTGTCCGTGACCGGTTCGGGCTGGCCGGCCCGGCTCATGCGCTCTTCCTTGAGTTGCTGGGCCATGGCGAGCATGTCTGCCAGTTCGCGCGCCACGTTCCGGTCGCCGGCTTGGTTGACCGCGTCGAGCACGGCGCGGCCCATGTCCACGGGCAGTTTCTGATTGCCCATGGCGGTCAGGATGCGCTGGCGGGTGGCCTCGACCGCCTGCGGGGTCGAGACGTCCATCTTGATCGGGACCGGGAGCGTCTGGTTGGAATAGGCGGGTTTGGGATCGACGCGGTCGAGGATCGCCGTGATGATCCGAGCGTCGGGGCTCTTGAGGGTGGCCATCGCGATGATGGCGTCGCCCAGCTTTTGCTTGCCGCGGGAGATGCGGCCCCAGATGTAGTTCCGAACCTCGACCTGCGTGGTACGGTCGCGGTCGTCAGCAGGGTTCTGGGGCGGGGTCGCTCTGGACATGGCGGGTGCGGGCTCCGGAGGTGATGGGCCGAATATGCACGACCGGGCGGGTTCCGTCAAGCGGCACGCGCACCGAGAGCGGTCGGCCGTCGGCGAACGTCGCATGCACCGAGATCGGCCGCGTTGTGCTGGGCACGGCCGCAAGCACGCGGTTCAGGGCAGAGAGGGGGTCGCTCATTCCGCCCCGCAATCGCAGGGACCGGTTGGGTAAGCGGGCGCGTTGTGCACTGCGCAGTCGGATGCGCGCCGAATGGGGGGGGGCGTGCGGCGGGCGAGGAGGAACCGGCGCCCGCCGCAGTGTCCGATCGCGACGGTTCTGGCCCCGCAATCGGATGGGTTGAGCGCGCGTGGTCGCCGCGCCCGGCAAAACCGCGGTCGGCTGCGGCGGCTGCGGTTTTGCGGGGGGCGGTGTCGGGTTCGGTCATGTCGGTGCTCTCGGTTGGAATGGGCCAGTGACCGGGACCATGCCACGAGGTCTCGGCGATCGTCAACGGAAAAAATCGCCGGGCCCAAACTTTTTGCCGGGTCGGGTCAGCAGGGGTTTTCTGGCGCCGTGAAGTTAAGACATCGAATAAATCGAGACGGTACAATTTTTCGACGAAAAGATGGGGAGCGATGATCACAGAAAAAATCCGATCGCGGGGGGTCCAGCCCGATCCGCCGCCTAGCCGCATCGTCTTACCTTCAGCCCAGTCGGCCCAGTCAACCGCCTCGGCTTCAGGCTCGGCACCTCGCACCTCACCCCGCTGCATCTCGGCACCGGCTGCACCACACCGCTGCATCGGCACCGACAGCACCTGAGCGACGAGAGACCGCCCCGGCTGGATTGGCTCACGCTGCACGGCTCTGGATTTGGCGGCACAACACCTGCTCGACATGGCCGTGGGACGTAAAGTCCCAAAACGGCTACATGTTCAAGCACATCTTAACGCACATCTCCGCTCTGTTGAGCGCAGATGTGCAGTGAGACGTGCATCACTTTTTGTTCTACTTCTGTTCGTCAATCATTCTACTATTGTTCACGTTTACCGGTCACTTGCGCCCCCACCGCACCAACTCACGCCATTAACCTTTGCGTCGCCCCCGCTGCACAACTCCTGCTCTGTTCCCGCTCCGTTCTGCTCTGTTCCCGCTCCGTTCACGGTGTTAAGATGTGCATTAACTTTTGAGCACCACCCCCGCTGCGCGGTCACGTTCACCTTGTGTTCTAGCCGGTATACCTGCGCCGTCTTACCTTTTATCGCCTCCGGTCACGCTTTACCTCTTGCAATGCGTCTTACCTTTGGTCTATGTATGACCTACGAACACAAACCCCCAAACCGGAGCGCACGACCATGAGCGACCATTACACCATGAACATCGGCAGCATCAGCCACGGCACGCTGCGCACGCAGGACCTGCTGACAGCCTGCGCTGACGAGATCGACAAGATCCTCGACACCGACAGCGGCGAGACGACTTACACCGCGCGCCTGTCCGTCATGACCATCCGCGACAGCGCACGCGGTTGCGCTGCGGCACTGGAAGCCCGCGACGATCACGACGAGACACCCGCCATCGACGACCTCGACAGCATCGCAGACGAGACCCTGCAAGAGTGCTACGAACTGCTGAGCGAGTGCACACCCGCCTACTGCTACTTCGGCGCGCACGCAGGCGACGGAAGCGACCTCGGCTGCTGGCCCGACATGGGCCAGATTGAAGCCGACCTTGAGAGCGGCGAACTCGCCAAAATAAGCGACCCCAACGAACTCGACAGCCTGCCCACCGATTGCTGCGGCGCTGTGCACGTCAGCGACCATGGCAACCTGGCCCTGTATCTGCCCCGGCGCACATGGGCCGCGCATCTGGAACCGGTCTGAGATTACCGCGCGCCACCCTTGCGGGTGGCGCGCATCACCCACACCCCCGAGAGAGAGAGAGAGAGAGAGAGAGAGAGAGAGGAACCCGACCATGAGCGACCCCGGCAAGCCCTATGGCAACGTGACCACGTGGCCAACGCTGCGCGCGGCGCGTGCCGATCTTGCCCGCGTCGCGGCGGCGTACCGCTTCCACCCCACCGGCAACGGTTTGGAGCGCATCGCAGACGGCTTTCGCCCGTCGCATCTTTCGCAGGCTTTGCTACTGACAACGTAATACGAACCGCAACGACGAGGACCACGACCATGTTGATTTCCGACGCATACGCACAATGGGCCGAAGGCCAGACGCTGCGCGGCCCGAACGCCGATCACGTCGCCCTGTCCGAAGACTGGAACAACTTCACCGACATGCTGTGCAAGGATGGCGAACTGACGGCGACGCAGTACCACCATTGCCCCGCCTACGACGACCCCATCCCCGGTGACGCAGATGCAGAGCGCGATTTCCTGCTCGATGCCCAGCGCATCGGTATGGGCATCCACCGCGTCGAAAAGCGGCCCGACGGCGACGCATCGTGCGACTGGCCGGACGGCGCGCGCCACTGGCGTTTCACCCTGACGCGCGGCGTCGGCCCCTTCCTGACCGGTCATTTCAGCCAAGGCCCTGCCCACACGACGCAGCCCGACCTGTGCGACGTCCTGTCCAGCCTGCTCATGGACACGAGCGGTCTTGACCAGCCTTTCGAGGACTGGGCCGAGGATCTTGGCTACGATCCCGACAGCCGCAAGGCAGAGCGCATCTATACCGCCTGCAAGGCGGCGCTTGCGGCGCTGGAAAGCACGTTTACGGCGCAGGAACTGGAGGACCTGCGCACCATGTTCGAGGACTACTGAGAGCCGAAACCACGGCGCGCACCCCCCGCGCCGCGGTCTGCCGGAACTGGCCGCCCGGCACTGATGAGGCAGGCCCCGCATCGTCATAGGAGACCACGACCCATGAAGACCCATACCAAAGTGAGCGCCGCCCTGATGGCCGCATGCACCACCATCGCCGCATGCACACCGCCCGCAGCGGACGTGCAAGCGCGCTACGTGTCGCCCGCAGGCTACAACGCGCGCACCTGCGCCCAACTGGCCACCGAGGCGGCTGCGCTGGCGCAGAACGAGGCCCGCCTCGCCGCAGCGCAGGACAAGGCCCGCGCCAACGATACCAACATCGTAACGGCTGCCGTGATCTTGCTGCCCGTGGCCGGTCTGCTGGCCATGGCGAACAAGGATTACGCGGCGGAACTGTCCGCCGTGCGCGGCGAACTCGAAGCGGTTGAACAAGCCCGCAGTGCGCGCGGCTGCTGACGCGCCGGGTGGCCCCCGGCTAGTCTAAGGGCTGGCACCCCGGACGATTGAAGCGGCGTCGCTGCCGCAAACAACTGCCCGTCGGTCCCCCATCATGCGGGACCACCGTGGAGGCGTAAGGTCTGCAAAACCCCAAGCCTGCGAAGCGACCCCGCTAGGGGACCGACGCCCACCATCAACCGGAGCCCACGACCATGAGCAACCCTGAAGACCACGAGCGCGAACAAGCGGCGATCACCGCCGCCTGTGAGGCCGGAGAGTGTGACCACCCCGATTGCGAGACCTTCGAGCACGACCCGGAGACCTGCCCGACGATGCACTGGAACCGTGGCGACGACATTTGCGCCGATTGTGGCGCAGACCTCAACCCGCCCGCGACGACCCACGCCACCCTGACAGTGATCGTGCAAGAGACGGACAGCCCGTGGCCACCCATTTACCCGGACCCGCTGGCCTACACGGTCACGGTCCCTGTGGACGCCACGAAGCCCGGCATCAAGCGCGCCATCGCCAAGACCCGCGCGGCTGAACTCATGGACCGCGCACCGACCGACGCGGAACTGACGCAAACCGTGCAAGGGCTGCGCATCCTGTTCGTCTTCACCGGCGAACCCAAGCAACTGCACCGCTTTGACGAGCGCCTCTAACCTGAAAGGACCACGACCATGACCTTCACCCCGCCCCGCCTCACCATTGCGGACATGCGCGCCAATGCCGAGAAATTCGGCCCCGTCGCGACCTTCTCGAAATTCGCGAACAACAGCTACCGCGTCACCTACGAGGGCGAGCCGCGCACGGTTCGCTACTTCCACCAGACCACGCCCGTGGTCACGATCCGCGCCGGGCAGTTCATCGTGTCAACCGGCGGCTGGGAGACCAGCACCACGACCGACCGCATCAACTACGCCCTGAACCCCTACGGCTACCGCGCCAACCGCCTCAAGGGCACCATCTGGCTGCGCGGCCCCGGTCTGGACGCCCCGATCGAAGCCAATGGCGCAACGCTCACCGTGTCGAACGCAGCGGAGGCCGAGGCATGAGTGGCGCAGACTTCGACGCAGCGCGCGAGAGGCGCTTTCTGGCTGCCGTCGAGGCGCGGCTGGAAGAGGCCGAGCGCCTGCACCTGTGGGCCAGCATGAACCTGAACCCGGAAGCCGTGGAGACCATCAAGCCCGGTCTGACGGCGCTTGTGCGCAAGCTGCGCGACCTGCGCCGCCATTGCCACAACAACCTGAGAGGAACCAAGGCATGACCCGCCGCGCCCCCAAGCCCCCGCCGTTCAACAAGGCCACCATGACCGCCAGCGACCTCATGGAAGCGGCGAGCGCCCTGCAAAGCATCCTGCAAGCCTATGACAGCTTGCACGACATACCCGAGGATTTTCTGGCCACCGTCGCGCAATACCGCGACGGCTGGAACCCCAACGCCTGACCCGAGAGGACCACGACCATGCGAACTGAACCCGTCGAGACCATCACGCACCGCGGCATCACCATCAAGGTCCTGCATGACGACTGCCCCATGAACCCCTTCGAGGATTGGGACTGCGAACCCCCGATCCGTGTCTACATGGGCCGCGATGGCTACGTTGACTATGGCGACACCGACCCGCGCCATTACCTGCGGGAGAACCCCGATCTGGCCATGACCAAGCTGCACGCTATCGCCAAGGCGCTGGACGTTGATGTCCCCACCCTGATGTCCGGCCTGAACGACCTCACCATCGACCCGGCGTACTGCGCCGCCCTGCCGTCGAGCGCATGGGCGGACGTGATCTGCGAGTGGGTCGCCGACAACGTGGACAGGGACGAACTGGAATGGCGCGCAGCCCTGTGGTGCGCGCTTGGCGTGCCCGCTGCGGTCTACGAGCGCCGTGGCTACTGCCAAGGCGACTACGCCAAGGTGCTGGTGGTCCTCACACCCGCATGGACGCAACTGGTGGGCGCACCGCGCCATGAGCCGGACAGCGCAGCGTCGATCAAGGCCATGGGGCACACGGCGGACCTCTACCGCGACTGGGCTTTCAGGGACGTCTACGGCTACGTCGTGACCGACCCGGACACCGGCGACACCGTCGATAGCTGCTGGGGCTTCTACGGGTCCTACGGCACGAAAGGCTGGGACTGCATGCTGGACGAAGCCCGCAGCGCGGCAAGCGACGCAGCGGACGCCTGCGCCGCGCGCATCGCGGCAGAGATGGAAGCCGAGCGCCCGGACCTCTACGCATGACCCGGCGGTCCTACCGCGCGCATGCGGTCTTCGCCACCCCGAACGGCGGTTCGGGGTGCGCATCCTTCACCGTGCAGGCCGAGACGATGGACGAGGCGCTGGATATTGCGGGCGCGCGCATCCGCCGCCGCGCAACATACGCCGGAAAGCTGGATTTGAGCGTTACTGAACAAGTATCACCAACGCTTGACAAAGGTAATACCTGACCATATACCTGTTTCACGCCCTTATCGGCGCGGACAACGAGAGCGAGAACCATGACCATGAAGCACATCCCCGAGAATACCCTGCTGGCCGACCGGCTGGTGGAAGCTGGCGCGGCCAAGAAGCCGAAGACGCGCAACCGCGCGGGCGGCGACATTACCGCCCTGCGCAAGCTGGTGGACGCCTGCGGCGGCGACCTCACGAAAGCGGCTGGCCTCATCGGCTTCACCGCGAGCGGCTTGCACACCGTCATGCAGCGCGAGCGCGCATCGAAGACGGCAGAAGTGGCCGCACGCGGCGCGCTGGCGGAAATGGGCAAGGGCACAGAGCCCCGCGATCAACTGCTGATGATCCGCGTGCCGGAAAGCAAGGCGGAGAACGTGCGCACCGTTCTGGGCGCGCTGAGCGTGCGCATCTTCGACGTGGGGAGGGCCATCGAATGAACGTATACATGATCGTGCGCGTCGTGGACGGCGACATCGACGTCGAGCACTATTGGACGGAAGAGGCGCGGGAGAAGGCGCTGGTGGACACGCTGCTGCCGGTATGGAAACGCATGGTGGGCACGCTGGACGTCCCGTTTCCCGCGACCGCCACGGAGGCGCTGGAAGCCCTGTGCGCGGAGGGCGAACTGGACTTCGACATCGCCCTTCGGGAAATCGACATGGCGCAGATCGACGATGCCGAGCAACCTGCACCGCACCTGCGCACGTTCCGCGTCCGCACCACCCGCGACGTGACAGAGAGCGTGTTTCTGGACGTTGTGGCGGTGAACGGGGACGCGGCGCAGGACGCGGCGTGGGACAGGCTGCGCGCGAGCGACGACATGACAAACGCACCCAAGAAGAACGAACTCTACAAGTGGACTGCCAAGGCCGGCGAAGAGCCCGTGTTCGGCACCTTCCTGACCGAAGACAGCGACGGACACTGGGTCATGCAGATGGCAGACGGCGACAAGAACCTTGTCCGCGTCGAGCCCGGTCTGCCCGAGCGCGTCCTGCCCTACACCGTCAAGGTGCACCCCGTGGGCGGCGGGCGCAGCGGCTTCGACCTCAAGGCCAAGAAGGGCAGCGTGCAGCTTGACGACCTCATCATGCTCTGGTCCGGCATGCTGGTCCGCGTGGCCAAGCTGGACAGCAAGTCGGACAAGCCCGACCTCGAAACCCTGCGCGGGCACATCCTGTCCACCCGGCCCATCGGCAACGAAGACGACACCGTCGTCGAGTAAATCCGGGGCTCAAAGAAGGTGACAAATCTACCCTATAGCTGGACAAGTATGAGCGCGGTTCCGAACCCGGACGGCTTCCCCGCGTGGATGCAACCCGGTGTGCTGGTCCTGAGAAAGACCGGCTGGGCTGCCTATAAAATCGTGAGGCTGCGCGTTCTGCGCGGCCTCACCCGCACCGTGCCCGTGATCGAGTTGGCGCACAGCCCGCACAGCGAAGCGCAGGGCGCGCTGAACTACTGCTTGCGCCCGTGGGCGCTGGTGCCGTTCAGCTTCACACACGTGCCGGAGGCAACAAGACGCACCAAAAGTCTACCCTCGGAGCAGACGCTGCCGGTCAAAGATAAATGGCCGACAGCGAAGCTGGACCCCGATACGGGGCTTCACGTCGTACCGGGGCTGCATGGCGTCGTCACGGCAGAGCCACCCGACTGGTGGGCGCCGCTGAACCCGGAGACCGTGCTGGACGCCGCCGAGCGCGACTACCAGACGCGGCACAAGAACGTGTATTGGAACGAAGGCCGCGCTCGCTGGCAGGTGCAGGTTACGATGGGCGGCGGGATGGTGAACGGAGGCTGCTTCGACAGCATAGAGCAGGCCGTGGAGACCCGCGACGCCCTGCGTAAAGAGCACGGGCTCAAGCCGATCACCAACCCGCGCCCCAAGCTGCCTCATCGCGGGCCGGGGACCAGCGGCGTGCGCGCGGTGTATCCGCAGAACGGAAAGTGGATCGTGCGCATCAAGATCGACGGTAAACTGCGGCAGGTCGGCTACTTCGCCACAGTCGAGGCAGCCATCGCGGCGCGAGACCGGGCCGAGGCCGAGCGGGACGGGCTGCTACCGGACTGGTGAAAAGTGCTGCACGTCTCACTGCACATCTGGTGCACATCTGGGAACCCTGTTGAGCAGCGAAACTGCTATCCCGCTCAAGTTACTGAAAAACAACGATAAAGCAGAGTGCACAACAGTGAACTTCTCCAACCACCGTAAAACAGCCCCAAGTCACCGGAAAATAACGATAAAACGACCACAAAAAGTAAGACAAAACTAAGGCTCATGCCCCATATGCTTGAAGTTCCCCCTGCAAACTACCCTGTTGGTAGGGGGGACTTCGAGCAGGGCTGAGCCAGCCAGAAACCAGAGTTGTGAAGCCAGAACCAAGGAGCGAACCCCCGATGAACGAACGTATTACATCACAGCAGGTCATTCTGCACACGCGGTACGGCTGGTCTTACGCCACCGATGCCGATAAGACCCGCCTGCTGCCGCCGCCCGGAAAGCTGACCCCTGCGCAGCGGATGCTGAACGACGCTGCCGCAGCAGGGCTGACCATCGAAGTCGTCTTCGAGGGCGAGACCGACTACACCGGGACCAACCCGGTCGAGGCGTGGGAAGCGATACTGGACTGCACCGAGCCCGCCGAGGTCCTGCTGACCGGGCCGGACATCAAGCGCGCGTGGGCGCTGGTGATCCACGAGAACGAAGAGGACGACCTCGTGGACTACCACATCGCCAGTTGGATCGAGGACTGGTGGAAGACCGTGGAGGGAGAGTACCAATGACCGTCACCCGCAAGGCGATCCGCAAGCGCCGCGAAGACGACCCGAGCGTCCGCACGATCACGGTGAAGCTGCCCGCGTCCCTTGCGCGGCGGCTGGACTGGCACCGCGAGCACAACGCAGACAGCATCACCGACGTCGTGGTCGCGGCGATGGACAAATGGCTGCCGGATTGTGGCGAGGGGCGCGTCGAGCCGCGTGAAGTTGTCGTGGTGGAGCGCAAGTCGCGAGCCAACGGGTCTGCGCCTGCCGCCGTGGAGATACCGGATTGGTAGCTTGACGCGGACAGCCGGGTCGTGGAAAAGTGAAGGCCGGACGCGAGCGAAACGTCCGGCCTTCGGTTCTTTGGATCCCACGACCAAGTCAGATCCCAGATGTGGTAGCAATATGGCACGCAGATACAACGGCCGCAACCCCCAAAAACCGGCGCGGGGCTGGTCCCGTGGTTGAGTTTCGAGACCCCCACCAAGACCTGCCGGACTTTCGCAGGTGCAACGACATCGAGCCGCTCGAAGCGGCGCTGATCTACGCCCGGTCCGGCTTCTTCGTGGTCCTGATCGAAGAGTTGGGCAAGGCACCCCACCCCCTCATAAAACGCGGCTGGACCTCCAACAGCACCCGCGATCCCGCCGTCATCACGGACTGGTATCGGAAATACCCGAACGCCAACGTCGGCATCTCCGCCAGCCCCGAGTTCGTGATCCTCGACCTCGACGTGAAGGACGCGGACGCCAACGGACTGACCGCCTTCGCAGGACTGCATGAGCACGTCCTCGGACCCACGGCGATCACGCCATCGGGCGGCGTGCACCGCATCTTCCGCCGCCCCGAGGCCGACGACCGCGTGAACCGCAACCTGTCGCCCCGCAACGGCGGCTTCGACTTCATGCAGGACAGACGGCGGCAGATCCTCGTGGCCCCATCTGTGGTCACGGACAGCGCCGGCGAGACGCGAAAGTACCGCTGGACGCAGGGCGGGCAGCCCGCCCCGATGCCGAAGGCTGCGATCAACCGCATGTACGAACTGTCGGGACGCATTTCGGACACCGAGAACGACCCGCAGTACGCCCCGGAGACGCCGGAACTCGGCGAGCCGATCGAGCACCACATCGAACTCGACACGGACGACCGATCGCACGGTGCGTTCGCCCTCGCCCGCAACCTGTATCAGCACCACGGGCACCGCAGCGACGCCGACATCCTCGCGACCGTGTGGGCCGTGGACGCCTTTCAGGAGGCCGCACGGGACCGCAGGGACACCACGGAGAGCGCGATCCACTGGCTGTGGAAGTACGCGGTCTGGCCCGCCGCCAAGAGCCGCTTCGTGCCGCCCACGTGGGACGGCTACGACCCCCGGTCCCCGGTCACGAAGGCCATGCAGGAGGGACGCGATCTCGCCCCGTGGGAGGTCCCGCCAGAGGGCGACGTGTCGTCCGTCTTCGACAAGATACGGCCGCTGCACGAACTGGTCGCGGCCTACAACGAGCCGCCCGAGTTCGTGGTGCCCTACTACTTGCCGAAGGGCGTGCTGACGACGCTGTTCGGCAAGGACGGGACGGGCAAAACCATGTTCATGCAGCGGGTGTGCACGCTGCTTGCCGCCGGGCGTCCGATCTTGGGGCGCCCCGGCGGACGCCGGTGCAAATGCCTCATGGTGCTGACCGAGGACACCATGCCGGCGATCATAGACCGACAGAAGCGCATCCGGTCGGAGAGCGGCATCGACTTCCACGACGTGCGGGACACGCTGTTCATCCCCGAGAACCTCATGATGGCCGACGTGAAGATGGTCACGTTCGACCGGGAACTGCGCGCGGCCAACTCGCCCTTCTTCAAGGCCCTCATCGAGTACGTCGAGCGCGCCGAGCCTGAACTGGTGGTGCTCGACCCCATATCGGACATCTACGCCGACGAAGAGAACCGGCGCGAGAAGGTCAGCCAGTTCCTGCGCGCCATGAACGCGCTGGCCGTCGAGTTCAACATCGCAGTGGTGCTGCTGGGCCACCCGGCCAAGGCAGCCGACAGCGAATACTCCGGGTCTGGCGCGTGGTCCTCGAAGTCGCGGTCTCGCCTGTTCATGGAGGCCGCGTCGGACGTGCCGAACTCACCGGTCACGCTCATGCACCGCAAGGCCAGCTATGGAAAGCGGGCGGAAGACCTCACGCTGGTCTGGCAGGAGGGCGTGCTGAAAGACCTGACGCCCGTCGAAAAGGAAGAGTACGAGGAAGAGATGAAGACCCAGCTTATCGAGATGATCGTCGATTTCGTGAAGCGCGGGATCGAGAACGGCGAAGTGTTCACGGACACCCCGCAGAGTGGCGATCGGTTCCTGCCGCGCGCCATGGAACTGCGGGACATGGCCGGATTGTACGACGCCGAGACGATCCGCAAGCACTTGTCGGTCTGCTTCCAAGCCGGTCTGCTGATCCCGCAGGTGGTCTTCGATGGAAAGCAGGGCCGACCTGAGTTCAAGGACCGGGCTAGACGCCCCCGCGCAGGGATATATTACCCGACACCTGCCCGATCATCGCCGCCGACCGTACCGAAAGACCCCCGAACCCCCAACGAGTACGGCATCACCGAAGAGGAAAGCAAAACATGGCCGACGACACCGGACTGGTAGCCCCGCATCTCGTCAGCATCGACCCCGGACTGCGTGGTGCCGTGGCGATCTTCGACGCCGACGGAAACCCCCTCGAACTGCACGACATGCCGGTCCTGAAGAGCGGCGCGACAGGCAAGGACGAGATCGACGTGAACGGACTGGTAGCCATCCTGCCGCCCGGCGTGCAGGTCGTGCTGGAAGCGCAGCAGGCCATGCCGAAACAGGGCGTGGCGTCCACGTTCAAGACCGGGCTGGGCTTTGGCAAGCTGCTGGGCATGCTGGACGCGCTGGCGTTCCCCTACAAGGTCGTGCAGCCGCGGGCGTGGGCGAAGGCCGTGGGCAAGCCTGCCCGGAGCGACAAGGAATGGAACATCGGCGAGGCCCGGCGGCGCTGGCCTGCGTTCGCACCGCAACTGCTGAAATCCAAGGACGGACGGGCGGATGTGCTGCTGATCGGCGCGGCCGAGTTTGCGCAGCCCGCCCCGGCACCCAAGCCGCGCGCCAAGCCGGCGAAAAAACCAGCGCCCGCCCCGAAAAAAGATGTTGCACCGGAAATACCTGACTGGTAATACATGGGGGCAGAGCGAAGATTTAAGATGAAAGATCTCAGATGTCAGACCCCCGCCTACACGGCTTCGAGTGCATCCCCGAGATGCTCCGCAAGTTCGGAGAACACGTCGAGTGGCCGCGTTTCACGTTTGAACTGGACCCGGCGCACACCCTGATAATGAAGCTGCTGCGCAAGGGGAAGCACCCCGGCGCCGCCTCCCTCGAGATTAAAGAGGGCGGGCTGTGGCTGGGCTATGTGACGGTCGCTGGCGAGTTCCAGCCGACGCACAACGCGAGCCGCATGCCGCGCCCGGTCAAGCTGCTGCTGTGGAACCTGCTTCAAGCGATCCGTCTCGATCCCGAGACCGCGTTCGCTGCGCACGGCATCCGCACCGGGACGTGCTGCGCCTGCGGGCGCACCCTCACGAACGCCGAGAGCGTCGAACTCGGCATCGGACCGATCTGCCGTGAAAGGATCTTCTCATGACCAGTCTGGGTGACATCTCAATCTCCGACCTCGAGTTGTCGGTGCGCGCCGTCAATGCCCTGCGCAACATCGGCGTGACCCCCGTCGAGCAGTTCATGAAGCTGGACCGGGGGACCGTGCTGCGGACGCGCAGCGCAGGCGCGAAGACGTGGCGCGAGATCAGGGACATGCAGCCCAGTCTGCGCGACCACGGCGCGCTCGCCGACGCGGAGGTCGCCGTGTTCCGGGCAGCCGCCGCTCTTAATTGCGCGCTGGCCGACGCACCCGCCGGTCTCAAGGCCGGCGTCACGCGCGACGGGAACGTCGCCATCTACCGGAGGGTCTTCCCATGAACGCCGCGCAAATGATTTACGTCCATAACTGCCCCGGCGACTGGTACGCCGATCAACTGATCCGCCACGCCACCCCCGAAGAGCGCGCGCTGCTCGCGCCTGCGGTGCTCGAAGGCAACAGGGAACTGGCGGCGGAGGTCGATGAACTGACCGATCTGCTCGAGAAGGCTCAAGATGAAGCCCACGACAAGCGCGCCGCCGAAGAGGACGCCGAGACTGCGGCGGTCGAGCGCGACGAGGCTGACAGGCGGTTTTATAGCCTGCGCATCGACGTCCAAGAGGTCTTCGGCAAGATCGAGAAGCTGGCTGCCGAGATTGATTGCAAAGAACTGACGGACCTCAAGGCCATCGTGGCGAGGCTGGACAAGCTGGCCGAGGACCTCGCCGACGCGGAGCGCAACGCATGAAGGTCCGGCTGTTCCCATATCAGCGCGAGGACGTGAACCGGTTTCATGCGCAGCTTGATGCGACCAAGGTGGCAGTATCGACGCACGAGCAGGGGTTGGGCAAAGCACAACCTGTGCGCGAGCCGGTTCTCACGCCGCACGGTTGGCAGCCCATCGGTAAGCTGAAAGTCGGTGACACGATCTGCACCGCTGACGGCGGCGAGCAGACCGTGGTCGGGATCTACCCGCAGGGTTTGCGCGAGATCTACGCGGTCATTTTCGACGACGGCGGCACGACCCTGTGCGACGCCGAGCACCTATGGCTGGTCTACGACAGCGAGCACCCAAAGCGCGCGCCCGAGGTGAAGTCTCTGGCCGAGATCATGCGGCGGGGCGTCAAGCGCAAGAGCGGGTCGCACGATCGCAACCGGTGGGCTGTGCCGATCGCCGAGCCTGCGCACATGAAGGGCCCTGAGATGCGCGTCCCCGGCTACACGCTGGGCGCGCTCATTGGAGACGGACACCTGAACGGCATCACCGTTTCTCTGTCCGCCCCGGCGTGCAAGACCGCCGTGTGGATGCGCGTGAAAGCGGAAGTCGAAAGGGCGTTCATAGGCATCCGCGCGCATAGAACCGAGTACGACGGGTCGTGCGGCAATTTGAACATCGTCAACGACGACGATCAGTACCGCAACCCGTTCAAGGCAGAGATGGCGGCGCTCGGTCTGGACGTGAAGTCCGGCGAGAGGTTCATCCCCACGAGCGTATTCGTGCAGCCCGTCGATTACCGCCTGAACGTGCTGCGCGGCCTCATGGACACTGACGGGTCGTGCCGGCGCAACCGGGCCACATATCACTCCTGCTGCGAGGCGCTCGCGAAAGACGTGGCGATGCTGGCGCGGTCGCTCGGCATGACCGCGAAGCTGAGGGCGTACGACCGCACGCAAGAAAACAAAGGGCTCGAGTATCAAGTCTCTGTCCGCTCTTGGGACCTGTGCCCGTTCTTCGATCCGTGCAAGGCGGGCAAGTGGTCGCCGATCACGAACAAGGCGAAGAAGCGGTCCATCGTCGGCGTTCGGGCCGCGGGAACCGAACACGCGGTCTGCATCGCGGTGTCTTCGCCGGACCGGCTGTACGTCACACGACACCACGTGGTGACGCACAACACCCTCATGGCCATTACCCTGTGCGACGAGCGCAAGTACCGGCACGTGCTGGTCCTGTGCCCTGCGATTGCGCGCCTGTCGTGGCGGTCGGAGATCCAGAAGTGGATGCAGGTTCATCGCGACGTGACCGTCATAGGCGGGTCGAAGGACATCGACAAGCTGCGCAACCGCAAGCCGTCGTCCATCGTGGTCTGCACCTACGATCTGTGCCGCAACGATGCCGTGCGCGAGACACTGTGCGGCTATGGCTTCGACTTCGCGATCCTCGACGAGTTCCAGATGCTGCGCAACCCGGACGCCAAGCGGACGCTGGCCGTCTACCATCGGCGCGTGGGCGTGCTGGCGAAAATACCCGACGTCATGATCATGTCGGGCACGCCCGTCGTGTCGTGGCCGCTGGATATGTGGGCGCATCTGGCCCGGTTCGCGGCCGAGCGCATCATGGACGGCGACAAGCGCATGACGCACGAGCAGTTCCGTGACCGCTATCACATCACCCGGCGGCAGCCGATTGCCGGCAAGCGCGACCCGCTCATCAAGATCGTGGCGACGCGCAATCTCGACGACCTGCGTGCGCGCGTGGACGGGTGGGCGGTGCGCCGCCGGAAAGCGGACGTGCTCAAGGACCTGCCGCCCATGATGGTGCGGGACTGGCCGCTCGAGATAACACCGGCGGACCGGCGCAACTTCATGGCTATGCTCGAGGATGAACTGCCGCCCGAACTGGTGCTGCGGATCCGGCAGGCCAAGACCGAAGCCGAACTGGCGGCGGTCGCTGACCTCGTGCTGAACGGCAGCCCGCATGTGGCGAAGGTCGTGCGCATCTGCGGCGTGGCCAAGGTCCCGGCCCTGCTGCGCAGTCTCAAGGCTGAACTGGCCGAGAGCGATTACAAGCTGGCCCTCATGTGCTGGAACCACGACGTCGTGGACATGCTCATGGCCGGGCTGCAAGAGTTCCGCCCGGTGGCGATCACCGGCAAGCACAGCACGTCGCAGCGGACAGCCGCTGTGGCAGCCTTCATGGACGACCCCGCGTGCCGGGTGTTCGTCGGTCAGATCAGCGCCTGTGGCACCGCCCTGACGCTCACGTCGTGCAGCCGCGTGCTGTTCCCCCAGCTTAGCTGGACCCCCGGTGATAACGCGCAGGCGGCTGCACGCTTCCATCGCATCGGGCAGCGGGACAGCGTGGACGTCCGCATCCCCACGATGCCGGGGTCCATCGACGCGGCGTTCAACCGGGTCCTGTCGAAGAAGCTGGCCGCAGCGAAAGAGGTCGTGGACTGATGCCGAACCGGTATCCCGCCCCCTGCTATCGCTGCGGTAAGATCGTGGAGCCCGGCGCAGGCGTGTTCGAGAAGTTCGGGCGTGTTCAGCGCAAGAAGTGGCCCAACGCGCCGTACGGCGTGAAGTGGCAGGTCCAGCACCACGAGTGCGCGAAGCGGTGGTCTGGCACTGCGCGCCACCACCTGTACGCGCCCGAGGAAGGTACGCCGCATGGCTGAGTATATCATCTCCGACACCCATTTCGGGCACGGGAACATCATCGAACTCGGCAAGCGCCCGTTCGAGAACGTGCAGCGCATGAACGACCTGCTGATCGAGAAGTGGAACAGCCGGGTCACACCGCGCGACACGGTCTATCACCTTGGGGATTTCGGCTGGAAGAACACCGAGTATAATCTCGACATCCTGTCGCGCCTGCGGTTCAAGAAGCTGGTGCTGGTCTGCGGCAACCACGACAGCGCCAAGACCTTGCGCGCCTTCGACCAGATGGGCGTGCAGATACAGGACTACCTCGAGGTCGCGACACCCAAGCATAACATCCGGCTGTGCATGTTTCACTATCCCCTGCTCGAGTGGAACGGCTTCTACCGCGGCGCGATCCATGCGCATGGGCACACGCACAGCAAGATCTTTTCCGAGTTCCCCGGCCGCTACAACGTCTGCGTTGAAGCGATCGGATACGCCCCAAAGTCGCTTGCGACGTTGGAAACCGAGCACGTCGAAGCCGTGCGCATACCACAGGAGACCCGTGATGGGCATGAAGATCACCCTCGAAATTAACGACCCCGCCGTGGTCACGGCGATCATGCGGCTGCTGGCCGAGGACACCTTCGCCGTGCAGGCTGACACGCCTGACGTCGAGCGCCAGAGCGCGCCCGAAAAGCCGCGCGCCGGCACCGCTGCCGCGCTGCTGAACGACCCCACGCAACCGGGTCAGGGCGGGCAGTCGGCCTCGGCCAAGCTGATCGCCAGCACCAGCATGAAGCGGGCGCAGACCGTGACGCTGGCGGGCGGGGCCAAGGGCAAGGACGGCGACATCGTCGTGACGGAAAGCGGCGAGGAAGGCATGATCGTCGCCTGCTATCGCGGCAAGGCCATCCTCGAGTTCGAGGACGCCACCGCCGAGATGTACGACGCGCCGTCGCTGTCGCTGGTGCCGCAGGAAGACGAAGACCCGCTGCCGCCGGGCGGCTTGGAAGAGCCTGCGTCGGACGAACTGCTGTCGTCCGAGAAGGTCGAGGCCCTCAAGGGAAAGGCCAACGGACTGGTGGCCAGCAAGCGCGCGACGCCGGACGAGATCTTCAAGCTGCTGGGCCAGTACGGCGCAGGCAAGTTCCAAGACCTGCCCGCCCGTGCGTTCACCCCGATGGACCGGGCGCTGGACGAACTGGCAGCGATGCCCGAGCCGACCTCGCACGGGTTCTGAGCCATGGACGCTGCCCTCGCAAACAACCGGCCTTCGGGTTTCAGCCGCACCATCGGCTGTCCGGGGTCACGGCGGATGCTGGCGAAAGCCCCCAACCGTCAGCGGTCTTCGACCTACGCCGACGAGGGCAGCGCCGCCCACACGCTGATCTATCGCTGCCTCACGACGAACACGATCCCCGTCGAGCACTTGGGGGACGTCATACAGGAAGAGGCGGCATGGCCGGTCAACGCCAACATGGTGTGGGCGACGTCGGTCATGGTCGCGTGGTGCCGGACCCTCATGAACCACCCCAAACGGCGGTGGCTGTCGATCGAAGACCGGTTGAAGATCCCCGGCCTCGACATGCCGAACGGCGGGACCGGAGACTTTCTGGTCCTGATCGGGCGGAACCTGCACGTGGTCGATTACAAGCACGGGGCAGGCGTCTACGTCGAGGTCAACGGCAACTCGCAGTTCTTGTCCTACGGGCACGGTGCACTGAGCACCATGCCTGCGGAACTGGCTGCGGACGTCGAGAAGCTGACGCTGACCTGCGTGCAGCCCCGCTGCGGCCGTGAGGCCGTGCGCAAGTGGTCTTTGTCTGTCGAAGACCTGCGCGGATGGCTCGACAACGTCGCATACCCTGCGGTCGAGCGGTCCCGTGCGCCCGATGCACCGCTGGTGCCGGGCGATTGGTGCAAGTTCTGCGAAGCCTCGGGGTTCTGCACCGCCCCGCTTCAAGCCATGGCTGCCCTCATGGGCGACATGGTCGCCCCCGCAACCGACATCTCACGACCGGAGGTCAAGAAAGACTATGAGTTCTAAGCTGACCCTTCCCATCGACATCGACGCCGAGGTCATGGACGAAGCCACCCTCGCGCGCATCATGGACATGGCGCCCATCATCACGAAGTGGCTGGACGCCGTGAAGGCCGAGGCCAAGCGCCGCGTGAACACCGGCAAGGACGTGCCCGGTTATCACATGGCGCCCGGCAAGCGCAGCCGCGCATGGACATCCGACGAAGCTGCCAAGGAAGGCATGGCGGCGGTCGGGATCAACGATTTCTACGAGGAACCGAAGCTGAAATCGGTTGCCGCCGTAGAGAAGGATTTGCCCGAGGCGAAAGCCGACGTGCTCAAGAAGTTCTGGCAGTGGCACCCCGGAACACCGTCGCTCAAGAAGGCTGACGGTCCTCGCGCAAATAACGCCCCGTCTACCATGTTCACCGATCAGGCACGGGTCATGGACGGCAACGCAACACCTGATTGGTAATCGCAGGAGAGGCCAAAAACATGGCAAGCTATCTCATCAAGGACACCAACGGCGTCATCTGGACGCCGACTGCACTTATCCGCTGGCCGAACCTGTTCGTGCCGTCGCTGCCGAAGGGTGCGGACCCCAGCAAGACCCCGCAGTTCTCCGTCACGGCGGTGCTGTCGGCCAAGGAGCCGGACTTTGAAGAGTTCCGCGCCGTGCTGTGGGAAGAACTCGACCGCGCGTGTGTCGCAAAGCACGGCGCGAACATCGCCGAAATGCGGCAGCGCGGGCGGCTCAAGCTGGCGGTCAAGCGCAACAACGACCCCGAGGTCGGCAAGATGGGCCAGCCGGGGTTCAAAGAGCGCCCCGACGGGCTGCACTTTGGCGCGACCACGCAGTTCAAACCGCCGGTCAACGACATGAACGGCATGGGCATGTCGTCCGATCGTAGCGACGAGATCTACGACGGCATGTTCGGTCAGATCGGCGTTACGGCGTGGGGCTGGACGCACCCGACGGGCGGCAAGGGCGTGTCCCTGAACCTCGTGGGTGTGGTCAAGCGGTTCGACGGTGATCGCCTCGGCGGCGCACAGGCCGACATGAGCGCCGTGCAGGCGGACGACAACGTGCCCGAGGGTGCGAAGGTCTCGCCCGCGCATGACGTCGCTGGTGGCGGCGCTGGTGGCGCGCACGACACCGCCCCGGCACAGACCGGCGGCGGCGGCGGAAACTACGGGTTCTGAGCGCGCAGATGGGTCGGCCGCGGGAGATACTGCTCGACTACGAGACGCGCAGCACGTGCGATCTCACGAAGCGTGGCGCGCATGTCTATGCGGCCGACCCCTCGACGTCGATCCTGTGCTACGCATGGGTCGATGTGAACGAACGGTCCAAGCGCGGGGTCTACCGCGCTTGGCCCAACGCCAACGAGCCGCACCCGGACTGGGTCTATGACCCGCACGCCGCGATCTACGCATGGAACGCCGCCTTCGAGATCGCCATAACGAAGGACGTTGCGACCCGGCAGTTCGGCTGGCCAGACATATCCGCCGATCGGTTCGTGTGTCTCATGAAGATGGCCGCGCACGCCGGCATGCCGCTCGCCCTCGACCGCGCGACCGTGGCCGCGGGGCTCGAGGTCGCCAAGGACATGACCGGGCATCGCATGATGATGCGCTGGTGCAAGCCGCTGCCGCAGTCGAAGGCCGACAAGGAAGCCATCAAGGCGGGCAAGACCCCGCCGGTGCGCTGGGCCGACGACCCCGCAGAATATGACATCCTGTGCGCCTATGCCGAGGATGACGCACGTGCCGAACTTGGTATGCTGGACGCCCTGACCGGGTCCGCGTCGGACTTCGAGATGGAGATGATGCGGATTGACCAGCGCATCAACGATCGTGGTTTCAGGATCGACACCGAGGCCGCCGAGGGTGCGGCCAAGATCGCGGCGGAAGAGGTGAAACGGCTGAACGCCGCAATGAGAAGGCTGACCAATGGCGAAATCACCACATGCAACCAGCGCGACCGCATCCTTGCTTTCGCAGCCCGACACGGTGTGGATCTGCCCAACCTGCGGTCGGGCGAGGTTAAGGATACCTTGGCCGGGGAAGAGCACGACGGTGCCGAAGACGATCTTGCGCAAGTGGCGCTACCTCCTATTGTGCGTCAAGTTTTGGAACTCCGGGTTGAAGCAAACAAGGCTTCCGTCGCCAAGCTACGAGCAATGGTGCGCGGAGTTGGAACGGACGGGCGCTTTCGCGGCGGCTTCGCGTACGGTGGTGCAGCCAAGACCCTGCGGTGGGCAGGACGGCGAGTGCAACCGCACAACTTCTCCCGAGAGAACCCCCCCGCCGAGGTTCCAGAGGAAGTATGGTTTGACGCCCTCGCATCCGGCGACCGGGAATACTTCGCCAGCCTCTTGCCCGACGGGATGACGGTCATGGACGGCCTGAAAAGCAGTCTGCGCGGCATGATCATTCCGTGATACCATAGACCAAGGAGAGACCAGATGAACGACCAGACCCTGACCGAAGACCTGCTCGCCGGATACCGCGCCGCCGCCCAGCAGGCGCTGGATGCAGGGCGGACCGCCATCGCGGAGCGCAACGCCTTGCAGCGCGAGTGCGACCGGCTGGCGGCACAGGTCGAGGATCTGAAAGCCGAGACCCGAGACTTCAAGAGCCCTCCTCCGGTGTTCTGCGCCCGGTGCGGTGCGCCGCGCGACAACCATCCGTACCGCCACCCGTTTGTTCCCGCGCCCATCACACGCGGAGAGCCAAGATGATCCGCCTTGCCCCCGCCCTCGCCCTGCTGGCGCTAACCAGCGCCGCACACGCCGCCCCTGTGACCGTCTGGAACGGTCCCGGTCCTCGCGCCTGCAACAGCGCCTGCACGGAGCCGTGGGCGCTGTCCGAGGCTGCGCGGGCCATGCCCGCCGACGTGCACGCCGCCATGGCCGCGGCCATTGAGGCCGGCCCAGCCGAGCGCACGCGCGTCATGCCGGGGCAGATCCTCGCCATGAACACATACGCGAGCGCCGAGGGTCGGCCGCTGGCCGAGGTGCGGCCGATCGTTGCCGATCTGGTCGCCCCGGAACCTGCGCAGGGGTGGTACGTCCGCGACGCCGCCGGCACGCGCTGGGGGTTCGTGCGGGTGGACGGCTGCGCCAACTGGCAGGTTACGGTAGGCACGCCGCCAGCGACGCCGGTGCAGACCTACGCGGGCCCGATGACGGTCTGGGGTCCGGGCTATCTGGGCCCGATCGGCTACGGCACACGGGGTGGCGGCGCGTCCAGCTACTTCAAGACCCACACGACAGTGAACAACTGGACCGACGACGGTCACGCAGAGCCGCCGAGGATTGTGCCGCTGCCGCAGGTGCCCGGTCAAACGCCGCCCCCGATCCCGCTGCCCGCCGCCGCGTGGCTGCTGGCATGCGGCGTCGCTGCGCTGATCGCAGCCAAACGGGGCTTGCGCCGCCAGTAAAAACGCGGTAATACCTGCTAACGCGACCGAGAGGAACCCCCGATGCCTGACGCCGACGCATGGCGGCGCTGCGACGTTCATAACTATTCCGTTGCCGATGAGTGGGGCGATCACAGCCACACGATCAGCGAGGTGCGCTGGACGCGGTACGAGTTCGTGCGCGCGACACCGAAAGGCGTCTGGCTTCGAGGTTTCCTGACTGGTGAGTTCTTCGTGCTCGGCACTTCGCTTCGACAGCGTGCGGTGCCCACGCGCCAGCTTGCCGTGCAGGACGCGATCGCGCGGAAGAGGCGCCACATCCTCGGGTGCGAGGCCCGGCTAGAACGCGCCTTGACCCACATGGAACAACTTAAAAGGGTAGAGCGACATGAACGTGAACGAGGCTCGCCAGATCGGCGAGAGCAAGCTGCGGGTATCCAAGCCCCTGTTTGAGAAGAGCATGGAGGTCGCCAAGGCCATGGACGTCGAGGCCCGGCACATGGGCCCGATGACCCTCGCACTGGCGATCATGGGCGTGTCCCGCGCCCACCAGTCCGAGGACCTGACCGCCGAACTGACCGACGCGCTGGCGCTGGTCTCGAAGGCCGAGAACGAGTGGCGCATGGAGCGCATGACTGAGAGGCTGCGGTCATGATCGCGGGCTGCGGAAAAGCGCCGGCCGAAGACGAGCAGCGCGAACATGACAAGGCGTGCTGGGAGGTGGCCAAGGCCATGACCGGTGCGCTTCCCGTGGTCGCGCATGCACACAGCGCCTGCATGCCCGGCGCGGTGTCGGAGACCGTCGCCGACATGCGGGCTTTGTACCGCATGTCCTTCTGCGAGAGCGACGCGCAGTACCATGCGTTCCTCAAGGAACTGATAGGCCGTGCTGGGGCGCTGTACGATGCGGCCCGCGCCGAGGTCGAGCGCACAGGAGACGATCCGCATGCTGGATCTACCCTGCACTGAGCCTCGGCTGGTCGTCGCGGACCTAGCCCAGATCGAGGCCCGCGCCTTGGTCTGGGCAGGCGGGCAGTGGGATGTGGTGGAAGCCTTCGAGCGGTACGACGCTGCGGTCGCGGCCGGCGAGCCGGAGGACGTGATCAAGAAGCTGGACATCTACACGGTGAACGGCGCCAAGATGAACATGGACCGGCAGGGCGGCAAGGTTGCCACCTTGTCCTGCTTTGGTGCGGACACGCAGGTTCTGGTGAAGAAGGGACTTGATACGTTTACGCTACCCATAGTAGAGGTTACGTCCGAGTATCAAGTGTGGGATGGCGTAGAATGGGTATCGACAGCGGGCGCGATTGCAAGAGGGCGCCGTTCGACGATTGTGATTGGTGGGGTGGCTGTGACGCCCGACCACGCTTTGCTGTGTGGCGAGACTTGGAAGCCGGCGTCGGAGGTCAGAACCTGCGCAAGCACCCTAACCCGAGCGTTGGCGACCGGTTCGGCGAACTTACCGTCCGAGGTTTTGTCGTCGGTGTTCGCGGCGGGCTTCTCCGCGTCATCGTGCAGTGCTCGTGCGGCGCACCACGCCACGAAGCCGGCATCAGCAACCTCAGATCCGGGCGCAGCACCCGGTGCATGCGTTGCGCCGCGGTCGCTTCGCGTGACACCCGCACCAGCAAAGAGAAGCGGTATCTGCGATACGCTGGCGTCTTGCCTGACGACAAGCATCGCCGCCGCCTGCTCAACCGCATCTCGGCTATTATGCAGCGGTGCCACAATCCTCGGAGCAAAAATTATGCCGGATACGGCGGGCGCGGCATCCTCGTACACGCGCCGTGGCGCGCTGCCGACGGCCGCGCTGACTTCCTGCGCTACCTACTTACGCTCGACGGGTGGGACAACCCGCACCTCGAGTTGGACCGGAGAGACAACAACAGGGGGTACGAGCCGGGCAACCTTCGGTTTATCGAGCGCCGAAAGAACGCCAGAAACAAACGCACCGTCGCCAGTTTGCAGCGTGAAATCGACAGTCTACGATCTGACCTTGTGTGGGCCAAGGCAACGCTTCACCGTCTGGACATCCCTTGGGCCCCTGATAGCGCATAACTGCGGTTATCAGGCCGGGCGTTTCACGGTGTGCGTCTTCGCCAAGACCTACGGGCTGAACCTGACCGAAGAGCAGGGGCAGGCCATCGTGACCGCATGGCGCGAGGCGAACCCCATGGTCGTGCGGCTGTGGAAGGCCGAAGAGGACGCCGCCAAGGCCGCGATCGAAAACCCCGGTGTACCGCAGGACCGCGGCAAGCTGGGCGCGTACCTGTTCAACGGGCAGCATCTGCTGCGCAAGCTGCCGTCCGGCCGGTGCATCTGCTATCGCAACGCGACGCTCGAGATGAAACAGACGCCGTGGGGCCAGCGGCGCAGGGTTGTGGGCTACGATGCCAACTACTTTGCCAAGAACTCGCGCACGTTCGTGCGGCTGAAAGCCTATGGCGGGCTGTTCGTCGAGAACCTGATCCAAGCCATGTGCCGCGACATCCTCGCGGTCGGCATTTACCGCGCCGAGCGCGCCGGGTTGCAGGTCATCTTGCACGTGCACGACGAGATCGGCGTGCGGTCTACGCAGCCCGCCGTGGACGGCGTGCTGCTGGTCCGGGCCATGACATCGCCGATCCCGTGGTGCAGGGGGCTGCCCATTGCATCGTCGGTCGATGTGCTGACCCGGTATCGCAAGGCATAAGCGCGGTGCGTCACCACGCCGGCACGGCCGGTGCAGCGGATGCGGGGAACACGCCGATGCTTTCGTTGGCCGCGTCGGCCTGCTCTTGTGTGAGGAAGCCGCGCTCGACCAGCACGGCGGTCACGGCGTTGCGGATGAAGGCGCTGCGCGGGTCGGGGATGGCATCGAACACGGGCTGCGGCAGTCGAACGCTGGTTACGGGGGTGCCCAAGGTGGTATCCTCCATGGTTGACCACTGCCCCTGATATACTGTTTTCTGCCGGTATTACAAACGCTGTTTACACAAAAACCGCACGCATGTATTACTGGTTCACGCCACCCGGAAAGAGGACCCCCCATGGCAAGCAACACCGACACCCTGCTGAAGACGTCGGTCGATGAGATACTCGACCTGCACCGCGAAATCGACGACGCCAAGCTGATCATGCAGGGCCACTACGAGGCGCTGAAAGAGGCTGGCTTCCACGTGCCCAGCGTTCGCAAGGCCGTGACGCGCATGAAGAAAGAGCGCGCGCACGTGCTCGAGCAGGACCGCGAACTCCACGAGATCGAACAGAGCCTCGGGCTCGAGATGCCCGACTGGTGACGCCGAGATCGCACCGGACCTGCCTCCGCTTGTGGCTGCCCTCCGATGCGTGCAACTGGGCCGGTGAAAGCCGGCCCGCCTTTTCCAGTGAAGGAGTTTAACCCCATGAATGAACTGCTTGCGGTGATTAAGGCGCGGCGGATACCGCTCGCCCGAAACCTGCTTCGCGCGATCGGCGGCGGACTTTTCGGAGCCGGTCTGGTCGCGAGCCCCGATGCGCTGCTCGGCCCGATGTACGTCGAGATCGCGGGGGTGGTGCTGTATCTCACGGTCGATGCCGTCTACCTGTACGTCGCCGAGCGCGGTGGCCAGACATGAGCCACGATGACGGTGAAAAGAAAGGGCTGCAATACAGCAGCACCGACGACGCGCGCACCGAGGTCGGCAACGTGGTTCGGCACCAGTACCGCAAGCTGAGCGCCGCCGAGCA